AGTTTAATAATGTTGTCTTGGGCAAATGTATCTGGTAATGGATTAGCGGTAGCAACAGATCCTGCTTTTACTGGAAGCACTATATTTACTCTTCTTCCAGGTGCATATCAAGACATGTACTACATTAGTGCAGGGTCTGGTGGTGGAACTGATGTTAATAGTTCCAATGGGCAGACAATTTACACAAGAGGAGGATCTATATCTACATTCACACAAAACTGGAAATTATGGGATTACCCTAGAACTAGACATTCTACATTTGTATCTAACTAATGCCTACTAAAACCTGGATATCAAATACAGCATCTACTTGGGCAACGGCAGGAAGTTGGTCTCCAGCAGGTGTTCCAGCAGCTGGAGATGATGTAGTATTTACAGGAACCAATAACGGGCAGTGTACTGTAGCAGCTGTTACAAATACTCTTCTTTCATTAGTTACTACAGGATACACAGGAAACTTAATTGTCAACGCTAGGCTTACGGTTGGGGGCAACGTAACCTTATCTTCTTCTAACAATATAAGCGGGGCGGCTGAAATAACCATAAGTACAAATTCTATAATAACATCAGCAGGAGCAACTATAGGGTGTGGTCTAAGATTTTCTACTATAAACACTACAATACAGTTGGCTGACACGCTTACCCTTAGTTCTACTTTTGTTGCGCTAGGAACTCCTGCTGGTTTTATAAATTTAGTATCATCTTCTCCTGGTACACCAAGAATTTTTAACCTTTTGAATAATGGATTAACATACCAATATGTTGATTATCTGAGAGTTACAGATATAGATAGCTCTGCTGCCTGCACCATATGGACTTATAAAGGAACTGTAACTACCTCATCAAATTGGTATGTAATGGTTACACAACCACCTACAGTAAGTTCAATATCATTTTCTTAGATTATATTTGTACAAATAATACAGCTATGCAAAATTTAGAGAAAACACTTCGATTGCTTAACCTCCCAACAGAGTTTGGGGCGATTAACGGACAGATCAATAAGAGAGTTACAAAGTCTCTAATTGAGAACTGCTTCATGGATTTCACTAAGATGGTCAAGAATCCTACAACTGGAAAGTTTGAACCTACTACTACTTTCACCTACCAAGTTGACTCTACTGAATCTTTGTTTGGTATGTATCCATTGAATCTTGTAGCTGGGCACTTACACTCAACTGATATGGACATCGTAAGTATGGACAATAATACATTTGTATTGTACAAGCCTTACAAGGAGTTTACTATTGATACTGTTTTAGATGCTAACGGACAACTGTTAAATCTTCCTCCTGGTTCAGGACAGAAGAGTTGGGTTGGATGGGCTGAAATTAACATTGTTCCAACAGCAACTGGGTATGATTACAACTTCTACTACGAGCAAGGTAATAACGTATCGTTTGGCGTACACTTCCCACACGATGAAAACATTATGTGGAGATCAGTTGTACGTAGAACTTACCTTAAAACTAGCTCTACCCCTAACCCAACTAGATTCACTAAGTCTTACCCTAAGTACACAATTGCTGAGCTTAAGAGAAAGACTGGATTCACGGACCGTCAACTGGCAGAAGCATATGGTACTACTTGGAAAGTAGAATTTAAGAGTCATGATACTCACTGCCTAAACATTGCAAGTGATATTGTAATAGTAGATGCGGATACAATTAAAGGGGAAGCGTACATTAATGGCATCTTGTCTAAGGATATACCTTACACTACACTAATTAGCTCTTACTTTAAGAATCTACCTGACTTTGTTTGTAGATATAAGTTGTATAATGATGAGTTTACAACCCCTGGAGACAACGTATACGGAACTGCTTGGAATAGAACAATGTCTTCAACTCAAGATACGACTTTAAATTTGCAAAAGGGTGATACAGTATCTTACAATGCTACTACTAACACATTGACTTACCCTCCAAATAGCAGACTGATATTTGACTACGAATTCCTTCCTGCGCAGGGAAAGAATGAGACAAACGGAACTACTATCGACCTAGATACAATGACTAAAGAATTCTTTGGATGAGAACAATATTAAAATCAATCAAGTATAGACTACAGCTCTTTGACGGGCTGTGGTCTGTACCACTTGCGTTTGTAGCGTTTACTTACTTCGGGTATGTAAGCTCTACTTACTTTGGGGACCCACTAATCTCTATGGAGTACTTACAACAGGTCCTCTTAGCAGGATTAATCCTTGTGTTTGCTAACTTTGTAGCATTCCTTGGGGGGTACTTTAACTTTAGAGGATTGCAAAAATACTTTTACTCTAGAGAAATTAAGGTAGAAACTAGAAACAAACTAACCGCATGGCAAAGAATAAAATTATACTTGTGGGTTTACTTTGGATTGCTCTTCTCTTTCCTACTAATCCTTTGGTTAGTAATGACGGCTACTGCGTAAAAGTTACTGCAGAATCTTTCATAGGGATAAGCGAGAAAGGAGGCAACAACAAAGGCTTTACTGATAAGTACTTTCGTAAGCTAATGGAGAAGCAAGGTTGGAAACCAGGCTATGCTTGGTGTTCCTTCTTTGTCATGGGGGTACTAGATGAATGCGATATCCCAAATACTATAACTGGGTGGGCACCTACTGCATACAACAGGAAAGATGTAATCTACGACAGTGGTAAATTCCAAAAGAGTTACTCCCCAGGGGACGTGTTAATCATGACCTTAAGCTATGGTTATGATAGAACTAGATACAAAGGTATCGGGCACACAGGCGTAGTAGAGCTTATAGGGAAGCACTCAGTTAGAACCATAGAAGGAAATACTAACGAAAGAGGGACTAGAGATTCAAGAACAGGAGATGGAGTATTTAGAAAGGTACGTCCATTATCAAGAAACTTACACATAACAAGATGGAAAAAAGCGTAGCAGTTAAAATAATCCAAGTAATATCAGCTATACTGTTGCTTATAGGGATAGCTATTACAATTAAGACTTGCAGAATGGAGAATAGTGACCCACTGCAAGATAGACTAGAGCAGATAAATGATAGTCTAATGAAAGAGGTAATGGAGAACTCAATTAAAATTGATTCTCTATACCTTAAGATAGATTCGTTAGATATTATGTCAGATACGATAATTAACAAACAATCCATTGTCAATGAATACTACAATCAAGAGGTTTATAATATCCTCAATGCTGATGCTCGTGGTGCTAACCGCAAGCTCGCAGAAGTCCTTAAAGTTTCGGACTCCCTCCTTAAAGCAGGATTCTTTTCCCGTACTATCAACATACCAAACGAGCTTAATTAACCTTAACTTTAGTTCTATGATGTACTGGTACGATGCCGCTACCAGGATGGAGAGATTGTACAATATTCAGAAAGAGAAACTAGACTATTACTCAAAGATAACTGGGGTACAAGCTACTAGTATCCAAGACCTGCAGGTAGTTTATGAGAATAAAATAGCAATAGAGACTAAGCTTAAGACTGAAAATGAGAATAAAGTTAACGATCTTAAAAAGCAAGTCAAAGTCCTTAAGCTAAAGAACACCATCCTAACAATCGGAGTAGGGGGTCTAGCCTTGACTACAGCTTATTTTGCTATTTTTTAATAAAAGTATTGACTATATAAAGATTCCTATTACATTTGCATAAAACCAAACGTAATATGAACTTTAATCCGACCAGAGATTGGGTAGTACTCCCAATCCCACACAAGAAAGTAACAGACAGCGGAATCCTTCTATCAGACGAAGCTGCTAATTCACTAAAGTCTAACATCCTCGAAGCCATTAAAGTTGGACCTGAATGTAAACAGGTTAAAGAGGGAGACACCGTATACGTGCACCCGCACACGGAAGGCGTAATCATCGATGTTGAGGGAACTCAGTATGTAATGGTAAACGAATTCATGCTTCTTGGGGTAATTAACAAATAAAAATGGTAGGGACAGTAACAATATCCCTAGCTGACTTTGACTCCCTTCGTAAACAAGCAGACTCAGGGAGTAAGGTAACGGATGAGATCGTAAAAGCCGCCAAGGAATTGGAGGTATTTCTCTCTTTTCTAATAACTAGAGAGAATATAGACGATCATGTAGAAGAGTTTAACAGTTACTCTAAGAGATGCAAGATTAAGATAGTCGAAGGACGAGCTAAAATCCAAATTACAAATGAAGAATCAACAGAAAGTACGGAGGATCGTAATCAAGACGGATACGACCCAGAAATTTCTCCAGATATTTAACGGGATACTAGAGCTAACAGACACAGAGCTTAAAGTCTTAGCTGAATTCATTGATTCAAGCGAGACTGTTAACTTATGCTCCCCAGCAAATAAGAAGAAGATATCGGAAAAGCTAGGAATTAAGGACCACAATACCCTTAATAACTACGTGAAAAGATTGAAAGATAAGGGAGCAATCACGCAAACTAAGAACGGGTATGAACTAGCTACTATATTGAAAAGAGAGCCAGTAGAAATACACATCCTCCCAGTATGAACCCAGTATTTATCCCCCCAACTAAAGTACTCACCTTCTTTTATATAGGGTTTTACTCACTAATGGTGATACAAGATGGGTATGGAAACGTAGAAGGACTTCATTTAACAGAATTAATAGAACCAAACATCGAAGAAGCATGAGTAAAAAGACCCCATCATTTCTTAAAATGATTGCAAACTTTGCAAAAGCATCAGCAGAGTATATTGCAGCTGGAATGCCCTCTGTAACTCAAGAAGAGTACGAGGAAAGAATAGAGACATGTCTCAAATGTCCTAATTTGCAAGAGGAAACTAAACAGTGTGGCTTGTGTGGGTGCTATATTGAGCAGAAAGCCAGCTGGCAAACAGCTAAATGCCCTGATGAGCCATCTAGGTGGGAACCTATTCAGATTGGAAAGTCGGGAAAACCGATTAACCTTCGGAAATGAACAAGGAAAAAGTAATCATTCAGAAGTTAGCTACTAAACATAACCTCCCGCTACAAAAAGTAGAGGAGATTATCTACTATCAGTTTAAGTATGTAGCTAAAATCATGAAAGAAGGGGGGTTTGCTACAATCAGACTCCCATATTTTGGGGCATTCTCAGCTAAAGCAGAAAGGATAGCCCATCTAAACGAGAAAACCAGGCGCAAAAATGAAAGACTTGCTAACAGTAAATAATAACATAGTCATCCCATCTCCGTATGCTTTGACTATCCCAGAATTCGAGAAGTTAACTACTAAAGAGTTAGCATTTATCTACTTTTTTGCAGATCATAGGTCCAGCTATGCAGCTTATGACGAGAATGAGAGGAAAGATAAGCTAATGGAGGACTTAAAGGTCAAGTCAACCCCTAACTTACATGCAGGGTTGAATAAGTACAGGGAGTTGTCCGATACACATGCTGTAAAACTACTTAAGTCAGCTAGGTCTGCAGTTAATAAGCTAGAAAAGTACTTCAAAGACATCGATCTTACAGCTATGGATGAGAACGGTAAGCTTCTCTACCAAGCAAAAGACCTAGTTGCTAACCTATCTAAGATTGGGGAGGTAATCGAAGGCTTAGATAGACTAGAAGAGCTAGTACAGAAGCAGCAGGCTAAGGATAACCCTAACAGAGCAGGGGTTAAGACTAACAAATACAGTGAATAATGCTAAAAGATACCCATCTATTCTCTGCAGTAGCTAAACACTACATCGAGTATGGGCACTACACTGATGCCCTACCTGGAACCAAGCAATACTACGACTATTGGGATAGTGAGCAGTTTAAATGCATGCATGGGCATGAGATAAATGGGGTTAAGATATCAGGATTCCACTATTTCTACCTTAACTACTGCCCAATTGATAGAATTATCGATGAAGAGCAGCCAGATGGGGAGGTAATATCACGAAGAGATCGAAGTTTCCCAGCCTTTTATGATGGGGATTTTGAGTACTTTAATGCTGTAGATAAGGCCAGAAGGGAGAACAAACACATGGTTGTACTCAAGGCTAGACGTAAGGGTTTCTCTTACAAAGCTGCAGCTATGCTATGTAGGAACTACTTTCACCTTAGAAACAGTAAGAACCTCGTGTTTGCATCGGATAAGCAGTACCTAACTGGAGATGGAATACTATCTAAAGCTTGGGATATCATATCTTTTATAGACGATAACACAGCTTGGACACAACCTCGTTTAATTGACCGTGAGATGCACAAGCAATCAGGCTATAAGAAGAACGTAAATGGGGCTGACGTAACTCTAGGGTTTAAGTCACAGATAATTGGGGTCTCTCTAAAAGACGATCCAGATAAGATACGTGGTAAAGCAGGGGAGTTGATATTCTTCGAAGAATCAGGTTCATTCTCAGGCTTGCTTAAGGCTTGGGAGGTAGCTATGCCTACAATGAGACAGGGTTCTAAGACGTTAGGTACCATGATTGCCTTTGGAACTGGTGGAGAAGAGGGCCCTGGATTCGAAGGACTGGAAGAACTGTTCTATCACCCTGAGGCTTACAACTGTTTAGGGTTTGAGAACGATTGGGATGCAGGGGCTATGGGAACAATCTGTGGATACTTCGTCCCAATCTACAAGAATCTAGATGGATTCATAGATGAGAATGGAAATAGTTTAATTAACGAAGCAGTTGAGTACGAAGAAGAGCAAAGAGAGAAAAAGAAGAAAGGGAATGACCCAAAGTCCTACGATCAGTATATAGCTGAACATCCCTTTACTCCGCAGGAAGCAACCTTGCAAGTCACGGCAAACACATTCGACGTTAACTCGTTAAAAGAACAGTATAATAGAGTAATATCTGGCAACTTGGATACAATTGGCGTGGTAGGGGAGATGTACTACAACACTAAAGGGAAGGCTGATTTTGCCCCTAACAGCAATCTTAGAGCAATATCTAAATTCCCACACAGAAAGGATGACAACTTAACTGGAGCTGTAGTAATATACGAAACCCCGTTTAAAACAGAAGTAGAAGAAGTAACCCCAAAGAACCTGTACGTTATTTGTCATGACCCATATGCGCAGGGAAAAGCAGAAAGCTCTAGCTCTCTAGGAGCAGCTTATGTTCTTAAGGTGCCTAACAATATGTCTAAGCCAGATGACTTAATTGTAGCATCTTACGTAGGCCGTCCTCAAACTCAGGATGAATACAACCGAACACTATTTATGCTAGCAGAATACTACAATGCTAAGATAGGATTCGAGAATGACCGAGGAGAAGTCATAGCTTATGCTAAGAGATTCCGTAAAATGCACCTGCTGCAAGAAGAATTTGAGATGTTGGATAAAAAAGAGCTTCGAAGTAAGAATGTTAAACGTCAGTTTGGTATGCACATGACCGAGCAGAGAAAGTCTCAGGGAGAACTTTATATCAGAGACTGGTTAATTTCTGGGAGAGGGGCTGACGAAGAAGGCAATATTACCCTTAACTTGCAGAAGATTTATGACCTTGCATTGTTGCAAGAGTTAATCAAGTTTAACAGGAAGGGTAACTTTGACCGTGTTATGGCCTTGATGGTGGGCATGTACCACACTAGAGAGTTATATAACAAGGAGTTAAGCTTTAATGATACTGATAACTCAAGCAATGATTGGTTTGATAAGATTTATAAGTAAGAGTGTGATACAATAAACAATCCCACAAATCAACTTATTTTAAAGACCTGCTGTAAAACAAACCTACTTTTGTATTAATGTTCGGACAAGCTACAATCCCCAAGCAACGAATTCCCTTCTCTCAGAAAGATGACAAGTGGAAAGAAGACTGTGTCAATGCCTTTATCAATCTGTCAAAGTTTGGTATTAGTGAGAGACGCAGTTACCTGAAATCTCTGTATGATTACTATAACGGGGTAATCGACGAGGAGGACTACAACTATGTCCTTAAACCTTATGGCAAAACCCGAAGCCACTTTCCTTCGAAGCTCCGTAACTATCCGATCATTAAGCCGATCATCGATCTGTTGCTTGGGGAGAAAGCTAAACGTCCTTTAGAGTACACAGTTACTGTGCAGAATGCTGACTCGATCAGTTTGAAAGAAGAGGCACTTAAGAACTTAATGTTGGCTAATCTTAAGAATAAGTTCTTAGCCGAGCTAGCTAAACAGCAACAGGTAGAGCTCCCACAAGACCAGGAACCACCTCTCCCAAAGCAAGTAGCAGAAGAATTCGAAAGAAGTTATGTAGATCACAGAGCAGTAATGGGGCAAGCAGCTGTGAACTATATCATGTACTACAATGAAGTTTATGATACGTTTCAAAAGTTGTTTTTCCACTTCCTTGTAACTGGGGAAACATACTCACATAAAGGGGTAAGAAGAGATGAAGTATTTTACGATGTAGTTAATCCATTAGATGTAGATTATGACAAAGATCCTGATATCGATTTTGTTGAGGATGCCGATTGGGCCATCATTAGAAAATATTCTCATGCATCTACCATTATTGACATATTCGGGGAATATCTATCTGATGAGCAGGTTCTCGAGCTAGAATCCCCAACACATACATCAGCAGAAGCTTACCTCTTATATAGGGCAGAAGCAAGTGGGGCAGATGATAACATCTATCGTAATAGATTAATTGAGATAATAACAGTTTACTGGAAGAGTAGGAAACGTATTGGATTTGTGACTTATGACGATCCTAATACGGGGAATACTGAGATGTTTGACGTAGAAGAGGGATACAAGTTGCCTCAGGAACTCAAAGATCTTAATGCTAAGATGGAATGGGAGTGGGTAAACGAAGTATGGGAGGGAACTAGAATTGATAGAAGATTCTTTGTAAACATCCGTCCATACAAGAACCAACGTAACAGCTTAGACAATCCTTCTAGATGTAAACTTCCAATCAATGGAAGAAAGTACTCTGACATTAACTCTCAGAGTGTTTCTTTGGTAAGCTTAGGAATAGCTTATCAGCTCAATTACAATATTTACAAATACCGTCTTGAACTAGCTATTGCACGAAGCAAAGACATTATTGCTCAGTTCGACATTAACATGATCCCTAAGAACTGGGACATGGATAAGTTTATGTATTTTGTAGAAGGTACAGGTATAGCTTGGGTAGACTACAACAAAGAAGGAATTCAATTGTCTCCTCAGCATCAGTCAGTATTAGATATGTCCATTAAGACAATATCTCAATACCTTACCTTGCTAGAGTCTATTATGGTCGAATGGGAGAAGGTGAGTGGAGTGACTAGACAGAGACAGGGCCAAATGAGTTCGTATGAAGGAAAAGCCACGTCGCAGCAGAGCATTGTGCAGTCTTCTCACATTACAGAGGATATCTTTAGAAAATTTGCTCACTTCGAAAGAAGAGAACTCCAAGGACTTTTGGATTACTCAAAAGAGGCTTGGCTCAATGGAAAGAAGGCTATGTACGTAATGCCTGATGGTAGCATGGACAACATTGATGTTGATCCAGTTACTCACATGGAGGCAGAGTATGGAATCTTTGTTTCTGATGCAGGTAAAGATGCAGAGAAGAAACAGAAAATTGAAGGCTTGGCTCAAGCAGCTGTACAGAACGGTATGCCAATGTCAACAATTGTATCTATATTTGAAAGTGATAGCTTCTCTCAAATTAAAGATAAAATTAAGCAAGCTGAAAAGCAAGCTGATGACTTGAGAAAGGCCCAAGAGCAAGCACAGCAAGAGCAAGCTCAAGCAGAACTACAAGTTAAACAGCAAGCTATTGAGCAGGCAGCTTTGGATAAAGAGAAGGATAGACAGTTAGAGATTGAGAAAGCTTTGATTGCAGCTGAAGCACAAGATAAATCATCTAACAATAACCTTGAAAAGATGATGCAAGACTTTCAAATTAAACAACAACAGCTAGCCCTTAAGGAAAAAGAAATTGACATGAAGGCTAGTCAAAATCTCGCAGAATGAGCTATATTGACAAAATGAAAGACAAGGCATCTAAAAAAGAATCTATCCCAGCATTGGTTGTAGAGTTAATGGATGCAGCACTTAAATTCCACGTGCTTCACTTAACCATCATAGGCCCAGGCTCATTTGCAGCCCACAAAGCCCTTAATGAATTATACGATGCATTGCCAGATCATGCAGATACTATTGCAGAAGGCTTTCAAGGAGCTACTGGGGAAATCCCAAAGTACCCTGTAGATATGCCCCCAAGTGTATGTGCCCCAACAATGTTTACTGTTAAAGAAGCTATCAGCTATATTGATCAACTTTATGCTAAAATAGCTAGAGTGCAAGATGGCTGTGAATTCTCTGAGATAGTAAATGACTTAGACACCATTAAGTCTACTCTTAATTCTGCTAAATATAAACTTAAGTTCTTATCTTAATGGATAACTCTACTAGAAGGCAGTTATTAGATAAAGCTAGATCTACTGGATATCCTGGTAGCATTCTAGAAGCTTTTACTGCCTACGATCAAGGTAGAGATTTAATTGGGGAGTTTGTACAACAGCAACAAATGCAGCCCCCAATGCAAGTTGCACAGACCCCTGAAGAACAAGGGCAAGGATTACGCCCGTATCATGAACAAGGGCAAACAAACCAATCTATGGCTTTCCCTGATGTGCAACCTGGGCAGAGTTTTAGCACTGTGGGAATGAAAGTTCCTATTAACATAGATAAGGTCGATGCTACAGGTAACTTAGTAGAGTCATTTAAAGCCGTCCCTCCTGGAATAGCTAATCTTCCCACTGGTCCGTACAAGGGGACAGTTATCGAATCTCCTGCTAGGATGCAAACGGGGGGTGCTGCACAAGATGCAACAGCCGTAAAAATTAACCCTCCAGTAAGAGCAATAAATCTTACCAATTATCAAGAAGCTAATCCTACAGCGCCATCAGGATCAGAATTTGACTATCAGGGGTACTATGATAGAGCTAATAAGTACTTGTCCAGACCTATATTTAAAGGAACTACTCTAACAGCTACAGATATTGCTGATGCTGCTAAAGATTTTTACGGGGCTACTAACTACGAGTATCCACTAGACTTACTACTTACTCAAGGTCAGATGGAGACTAAACTTGGTAAGACTCTAAAAAGCCAACATAACTATTTCAATGTAGGAAATACAGACAGTGGGGCTACCAAAGATTTTCCCTCCCCAAAGGATTCTGTACGTAATTACATGGATCTGATGTACAATGACTATTTAGCAAAGGGCCAAAAAAGTCCCGAAGATTTGCTAAAAGCTAATGCATTTGTAAATACTGCAGGAAAAAGATATGCATCTAACCCTAACTATGAGACAGAGTTAGATACCCAAAGAAAGTATATTAACAGTTATATCAGCAAACTGCAAATGGGAGGTTCATATCAAACCAACCAGGAAATCTCAATGTACGAATGGAAATCTGGACTCCCAGAAAACTCTAGAAAGAGGTACATTATAGGGGGATTAAAGAACAGAGTGCTATACAATAAAGCTAAGTATAAAAGATAAATTTATACTTTTTAACTATAAGTAAACCAATACCTTTGTAAATATGGCAACCAAAGAACAAAAATTGAACATTGCAGATATCACCTTCGACGATTTTATAGGTGATGGTCTCAACACTCTTGATGAACAAGAGACAAAACCTAAAGACGAATTAGAAAATGAAGAAGAATCAGAAGAAGAGTCAAACGATTCAGAATCCGAGTCCGAGTCCAGTGGTAGAAAACCCAGTTCAGACGAAGACGACGACGATGACGAAGAACTCCAATCCAAAAAGTATGCTAAAGAAGACGAAGAAGACGATGATGAATCTGATGAAGAAGATTCGGAAGAGTCTGGGTCTGTAGCAGAATCCATTGCAAAGGCACTGGGTTACGATATTGAGAATGACTATGCTGACACTGAGGAAGGTCTGGTAGAATTTACCAAAGACATTGCTCAGAATATTGCAGAAGATCAGCTTAACGAACTATTCCAACAATTCCCACTAGTACAAAAGCATCTTGACTTTGTACTTGCAGGTGGAGATTCTGAAAAGTTCTTTCAAGCTTACAATCCAAATTTGGATTATTCTCAATACGAGATTGACCAGAATGATAGCAGAACTCAAAAAGCATTTGTATCTGAATACTTTAAAAGTAAAGGGCACGATGAAGAGTTCATTAAAGATATGCTCGAAGACTATGAAGACTCTGGTAAACTTTACGACAAAGCAGTAGTGGCCCAAAAACAATTGGCTACTATTCAGTCTAAAGAAAGAGAGCAAATAGTAGAGCAACAGAAACGTGAAAAGCAGGAACAAGAAAAAGCTCAGGAAGAATTTTGGGAGAATGTAGCCTCTACAATTGACCAAGGAAAAGAATTTGCTGGGATTAGAATTCCTGAAAAAGAGAAAGCTAAGTTCTTTGATTATATTTCCGCACCTGTAGATAAATCAGGCAGAACACGTAGAGATATGGATTATTCTAATTCAGAGCTCGACGTTAAACTGGCTATTGACTACTTGATGTACAAAGGAATGAATCTTCAAGATATCATTACTACTAAGGCTAAGACCGAAAGTGTAAAGAGCTTGAGAGATAAGATCCAACGTAACGAAGAAAGAGTTAAGAACTACGGAAAAGTAGAAAAGAACAGAGCTAAGAAATTTGATCCAGATCAACTGGATATGAAGAAGCTGTTTGAATAATATTTAAACAACAATTAACTTTTAAAATTATAGAATCATGTCATTAATGCAAGTACTTAAGACGTACTATAACGACTCGCAGATGACCGACAGTAACTCGTTGGCAAATGCACTTATGGAACGTCCAGCGGAGTTATCTCCGATTATCACTCACTTGGCAGGTCGTGAAGAAAAGAAATTCCCACTCTCCTTCTTGACTGAAGGTGTCGGCAATACTCGTTCTATCGACCGTTTCGAGTATGAGTATCGTGTTAAAACACACGAAATCAATGTTCGTCCTGTTGTTTCTGCTGCACCTGCTGCTGTAGTTGGTGCAGGTGGTGCTCCATTCACCCTTACCTTCCCTGATAAGTGGTTCATTTTCCCTTACACTTTGGTATCTCAGTCTGGTGCTCTTGCTCGTATTATGAGTGAGCCAGTTGCTGATGGTTCAAATTGGAGGTACACTTTGAAGATTGTATCTCCTGATACTGCTTCAGTATCTATTGCAGATGCTTCTCCAGGTGCTCTTTGGGGTATGTTGTATGCTAACGTGGGTATTGACTTCTCACGTGGTAATGCATCTAACTGGACTGCTCCAGGTCTTGTTCGTTCTAAGATTGGTACTGTACGTAAGTCTTACCACTTCTCTGGAAATGCTAAAGACTATGTAGCTCAGTTCGAATTGCCTTTGAAAGAGGGTTCTAAGACTAAGTTGTGGATGGATTACGAAGAGTACCGTCACATGCTTAAGTTCAAAGAAGAATGTGAAATGTACTACTGGTATGGCCAGAAGACTCACGATGCTAATGGTGTTAGCACTATGCTCGATGAGAACGGTCAACCTGTAATCTCTGGTCCTGGTTTGTTTGAGCAAATCATCAACAAAGACACTTACTCTCAGTTAACTCAAGCTAAGCTTGAAGAAACTATCGGAGACTTGTTCTATGGTATGACTGATGCTACTGACAAACAAGTTACTCTCTATACTGGTATTGGTGGTGCTCGTGAATTCGACCGTGCCCTCAAGACTTACTATGGTGGTAACACTTACCTGCAGACTACTCAACCTACGTTCATCACTGGTAGCGGTCGTAACCTTGGTATTACTGGTTACTTCACTAGCTATGATCACGTAGATGGACACAGAGTTAACGTAGTTAAGTCTCCTTTGTTCGATCACGGTCCTGTGGCTCAAGCTTCTAAGAAGCACCCAGTATCTGGTCTTCCTTTGGAGTCTTACCGTATGACGTTTGTTGACCAGTCTACTTATGATGGTGAAAACAACCTTCAAATGGTAAATAAGAAAGGTCGTGAACTTCTTCGCTGGTGTGTAGCAGGTTCTGTGGTTCCAAAAGGATTCACTGAAACTGACACCCGTGCAAGTGACATTGACGGTGCATCTGTTCACATGCTGAAGACCGCTGGTATCTTGCTTCGTCGTTTTGATACTAGTTTGGACCTACAGTGTGTTGCATCGTAATTTGTGTTTGGTTTGCAATAAAAAGGGGGTGTCAAAGCCCCCTTTTAAAAATATATAAAACCTTGGGTTATTCTTTCCCCAAGCTTAACTAATAAAAAGAACTAAAATTATGGAACGTAAAGTTATTATCAGACGCAAAGAGGTTCTGAATCACCTACCAAAGGAAATCAGAGCTGGAGCAAAGATTAAACTCGGATCTATGTTTGTAGATCGCCTCCCACTCAAAGGAGTTGATGGAGATGAAGAGGCAACACTCTTGAAAAATTTTATTGATGTGCCAGCTGGTCACCAAGAATGGCCTGCAAAAACAAAAGACTTTTGGGCTAGCCTTAATTTGAAAGTTCCTTTTGAAGGAGCAGAACTTGAGATCGGCACTTATGAAGATGGTAGTCCAATTAATACAATGGATTACATCTATTATAAATGGTGCTTAAAGCACAGACATGTTGCAATGTCTGAAGAAGAAATGAAAGTGGATGCAAACAAAAGATTTTACATCTATGATCCACAAAAAGATCTTCTTAAAAAGAATGCTAAAGTACAAGTTAAAAAAGATGCAGACAAAGAGTTTATCAAACTCACTGGAAACATCGAGAAGATGAAAATGTTGCTTAGAGTTCTTGTGGACGGAGATCCAGAAAGACTCTCAGACATGGAAATCGAGAATACTTTGTACGATTATAAAGGAAATAGCCCAGAGAAGTTCTTGAAATACTGCACGGACGACAACTTAGAAGTTCAGGCAGAAATTGAAGAAATGGTTGCAAAAGATGTTCTCCGTCGTATTGGTAATCAAGTGATTTTCCAAGACGAGACAATCGGAGAGGATATGAAAGATGCAATTGTTTACTTTAAAAACAAGAAAAACTCTGGTCAAGTAAATACAATGAGAGCAAGGCTCAAAGAAGTATCTTAATAGATGACCGTAAACGAAATGCATATAGCTGTCAACCTGGGGGTGCAAAAGATTGCATCCTTCCAGGCTGACATCCTTTTACCTCAAGAGATAGACTTTGAGTTAAACATTGCTATGATGAGATTCATCAAGCAACGGTACAATCCAATGTCAAACAGACAGGGTAGAGGGTTTGAACAATCCCAAAAAAGAGTAGATGACCTAAGGAACTTAGTAGTAACTACTAACTCTAATACACTCTCTACTGGGGGATTTCTACTAGATGCTTTGGGTTGGTATATCTACAATACTAGCAATACAAACATATACATAGAAAAAGCTACTCTTCCGTTAGATTATCTTTTTCTAGTATCAGTTACAGCTGAAGTTCATTACAATTGTAATGGACCCATAAATGTAGATACTCAGTTAGTAAACGAAGTCACTACTACGGATTGGGTTAAGATGAGTCTTACCCCGCCATTGCCAGGTTACATACTTACAAGTATATCATACTTTGATGGGGTAAACTGGATATCGGCCGTAAACCTTCCATTAGGACAGCAGATAACTAGTGATGATTTGATACTACCTACTAATTATCTAGGAGGTTTCATACCTTCTTATAATGCTAATGTACTAGAGAACTTAAACAATACTGGAGCTCAACTAGATCCTCCCGTAGACAGTAACCATATATATTTAAGTAATTCTACTACAGTTCTACAGGCAGACCCTGTTACTGCGGGATTCATTAGAGCTACATGGATATTACCAACTCTTGGATTAGAATCATCTATTCAAGTATATGAAACAATTAAATCAACTTATTCTGTAACTAGAAGAACTGCTCCAAGTGCAGATAAAAGATTGAGTCAATGTTGGTTTGCTCAAAGTGATGATATCCCAACTGTAATGAAGGATCCATTTAGCAGAACTGGGTACGATTATGTTCCATACTCAATTAAAGAAAATTACATCAATTTGTACTCAGACAACACATTTGTTGTACCTACGGTACATATTGTTTATATAAGAAAACCAAAAGTTATTTCTATAACTGGGGGAGTAGGCTGTGAATTAGCAGAGCATACTCACCAAGAAATTGTAGAAATGACTATTAAAAGCATACTGGAGGGTATCGAATCCCAAAGGTATAACTCGCAATCGATGGAAAACCTCGAAAGTGAATAATTCAAATAATGTGTTTAACGCCTAAATTTTATAAAAATGGCACCTCAAAACTTAAGTCAGGTATTTGTTGTAAATAACCCTGATATGATTTCTACTACGGCATTTAGCACTAATGCAGCTGCTAACGTGTCTACAATGTCAGTTTGGGATGTAGATGGCTCTACAAACTTTGTTACAGCTCTTCGTACTTCTGGAGCTTGGAACAAAAAGAGAATTCAAATTGTTCAAAACATGCCTTCTGGGCAAGCTATTGCTACTCCAATCATTGATACTGATCTTATCAAAAGAATTAACTATCGTGAGTGGACTTCAATAGTTCCTACACGGGCAACTCAAACAATTGACACTGGAGCCCCAACATCTACTAAAGATGTAATGCTCAGAATTGCACTTCGTACTGCCCCAACTACTTATGCAAACTACTATCAAGATGGTACTGCAGTAGATTTGTCTGGTGGTGGATATCAATTCCCATTGCTCGGTAACTTCTCTGCTGGTCGTATGATCTTTAATATTGAAGTTTCAGCATCTGTTCATGGTGGTTCTGAAACTGCCTTGGTAACTGCTCTTTACAATGCAATTGTAAATAATGTTACTTTTAATGCTTTGTTTGCTGCTACAGATAGCGGTACCTCAGGCCTTGTCCTTACTGCTCGTCACTACGGAGTTGAGTTTGATGTTACCTCTCAGTACTCTGATAAGTCAGGTCCTGTAGGTTCAGTTACTGCATCTAGAACTGATGCTACCTCTAATTATGTAGAAGCTCTTTCTGCTGAGAAAAGCCAACGTGCACGTTACGGTAACTTCAACCGTATGTACTTCCCATTTACTTTCCCAACTTTTGCTCAAGCTGGATATAAGTACGATGTACTTGAAATTCAGTACGCACACGACTGGCCTTCATCTACAGGTATTGCTCGTGCTGGGGAACTAAACACTGTTCAAATCTTCTTCGGAGGTAGCAGCACTGCACTATCATATGCTGGTGCGTCTACTGGTACTGAGGTTGCTACAGTATTTGGATTCACTGGAGGTACTGACTCTGAACAGATATTCTAATCTAAAATTAATCATTAAAAAGTGGGGGAGAAATCCCCTGCTTTTTATTATCTTTACAAAAACTATCTAATGGCTACAGTAATTAACTCGGTAACTATAGCTCCTGACTGCAAGAAGATAACTGTCGTAGCATCTGGAGTTCCTGCAACTGTTAACTTTACCTACTATAACTACATTACAGAGACGACTGTAACTAGTGGGGTATTGACAGCAGTAGCTGGGAATGTTACTTGGATATTAGATAACGAAACAGCTGGGGAGTTATTTAATGGAGTTATTAGTATAACAGATACTGTCGACTCTCTTAAACCTACAGTTTATACAATAGGAGCTGCTGAGATTTATTGCTGTATAGCAGCCCTTGTTCAATCAGCCATCGACTGTCACTGCCATTGTGATAAATGTGATGAAGACCTAAGAAAGGCCGAAAAGATTGATCTACTAATTAAATCAGCACAGCACTCTGCATACTCAGACACAAATATTACAGACGCTATTAACAAATACAATAAAGCTAAAGACTTCTGCACTGAAACATGTGCATGTGGTTGTTAATAAAATACAATGGCAATTTGTAAAGACTGTATAGAAGCTGGGGTAAGAGCCCCAGCAGCAGCTACCGTTCCATGTGAGGGGTTGACTTTTACGTTAGTTGATGCAGGTGGCAGAACAGAAACTGCTACTGCTGTTACTAAGGACAATCCCTTAGCTTTAATAGGGTACGATATACTCTTTGATTTTGGGGGAAAAACATTTTCAGTAGTATACAGTGCTCCAAACTGGCTAATCCTAGATGCAAATGGCGTTAAAGTATGGGCATCTTCTGCCACAGGAGTTAATAACAATTCTTGCCCCCCAACAAGTGGTTGGTCTGATATAAGTTTTGGTGCATACTTTACAAGTGTAGGAGTAGATTACATCACAGCTCCTGGCCCATCTGGTGCATGTACAGTATCAAATGGTACTTTTGATTCAAACTCTACTGGATGGACTGTTACAAATGGTGCTTGGAGTGGAACTTTTAGTGGATGTATAATATTTGATAATGCTCTTTTAGGATCGTTATCTCAAGCAAGTGTATTAACTATAGGAGAAACTTATACTATAAGTCTTGACTATTCTACAAGTACTCGAACAGGATATTGTACACCAACACAACTTGATCAAGCCTACATAAAAATATATGCAGGTACGAAAGTATATACACATCCATTGGATGATACTTCTGGAGCTTTTAATCTTTTAGAAGTAGAGCTTACTTGTGAGGGAAATACTACTTTAAAAGTAGAAGTATTTGACCCCAATCAGTGCTACGGTACCATAACTGGAAGTAAGGGAAGGGCTATAGACAATATCTGTGCAGTTAAAACAACAATTGTTACTGACCCTACTGGAGAAGATTCTCCCCTCCCATCTGTTGAGTACAAAGATATAGCTGAGGTTCCTGCTCAAGTTAACGGAGTTGACTACAATACCAAACTGTCACAATACCAAGAATGTCTAGCAGTAAAAGGCACTACATTCTATAACAAAGTTATTGGGGGAGTTAAGTGTGATTATAGAGAACTTTCAAAGCTTAAGTTAATCATTGAGCTTTTAGGTCAGAAAAATGAAGACAGAGCTCTAGATTGCATATACGATAGAGAAAATATAATTACTGCTATATACCCTAATCTTCCTACTGGTAATCTACCTGTACTAGTTGAAGGGCAAACCACAATTGTAGTAAATGGAGATTTATCTCAATTTGAAACTTTTATTTTTCATATTGAAGCTGTTACAGATTATGCAGTACTTGAAGGGTCTGTATTAATAAATACAACAGTTTCAGCATTTTACATAGCTCCAGGGGGATTACCATTCCTAATAACAGGTTATACTTTTAGCTTGCTTAACAATCTTGGAGACTCTTATGCAACTTCAGGTAGTAACTACGTTACAAATATTCTTTACAATCAAGCTGGACCTCCACTAAATAACACAGTAATTCCATTTGGAACTATTAGTACTCCTGCTTTATTCACTGTAGCTAACGGTACAACTTGGGCATTGTATGCACCAGTGACTGCTTCTACTATTCCAGTAGACTTTACTACTACAATTGTAGATGCTGTTTATAATGCAACTACAAATAAAACTACTATTATCATTCAAGATCCACTGCCTGGAACTATTGGGGCAGCTACCTATGCAGTAGAGTTTGCATCTGAAAACGATAATACTTATTTAAAGACATTTATAGATTTTGCAAATAGATTCTGTGCAGACTGTATAGTTACAGGTCCAGCTCCAACTCCTACTACTCCTGTTACTCCGAGCCTTGGATTAAGAACAAGTGGACTTGGAGGAGAAACAGGAATACCATTAACCACTGAGTTTAATCAAAAAATTATTATATAAAATGGCAACTATAACCAGCCTAGCAGCTTTAGCTAAAACAAGTGTAGGAGCAAATGACTACTTGCTGACTTCAAATGCAGTAGGTCCTGTTAACAATAAGTTTTTGCTTCAAGACTTGTTCCCAACAGTTAATACTCTAGGGACTACGAGTGAATCTTTGTTTATTAGCATTACTAATAAGAATGCACTTAACTTTAAAGGTATTAGGTCTCTTAATAATTTGTTGACTGTTGCTACTGCAAGTAACAACATTACTCTCCAAGTTAATGAAGCTAATATCAATCTAGCTAACTGCAACAATACAACATCTCTTTTCCTTTCAGCAGTAAACCTAGCTGCTGCTTATATAAGTGGTATACTCCCAGTTGCTAACGGTGGTACAGGGGCTTCTTCTTTGGTAGCCAACTCTCTACTTATAGGAAATGGTGGATCAGCCTTATCTGCTTTAGGAGCAGCGGCCAATGGTCAGATTCCAATTGGAAGAACTGGTTTATCCCCAATACTTGCTAATCTTACAGCTGGTGCCAATATAACAATTACAAATGGTCCTGGCTCAATCACTATTGCAGCTGCATTGTCTGCATTTACAAATACAGTAAATGGTGCAGGGTATAACTTGTATGGACTAAACTGGATTAGTGGAGATACTGGTAACAGAGGTATTAAAGTAAACACTACTGGTCAAACCTTCATCGGCAGTGGCTCTCCAACTCCTTTCTTTACTGGAGACTTAAACGTAGGTGCTAATATCTATGTCAATGGTAACATAGCTCAAGTTATTGGATCTGTGTTAACTGCTGCTACTGCCCCTGGTGCTCTTACATTTAAATCAGCAGATGCTAATGCATCTAATAAAGGTGGAGCTCTGTACATTAAAGCTGGTAATTCTCAAGGAGCCAATGCAGGTGGTGAGCTAGAATTCTATCCAGGTAATCATGATGGCACTGGCTCATCAGGAGATTATACTTTCTGGGGATACAGTTCATCAGCAGTTGCACAAAAAATTATAACTATTAAAGGAGCAAGTAGATATGTAGGTATTGGTACTGATACTCCATCAGGACCATTACATGTTAAACAAAACAGCACAACTGCAAATATTCCAGTAGTTACAATAGAACAGCTTGACACAGACGAATCTTTTGCTAACTTTGTCGGAACTAGTGGAGCAGCTAGTGCTAACTCAATATCTAGTTCATCAGCATCAGCTGGTGCTAAGACTGGAGCAATTAGAGTTAAAATTAACGGAGTGGATGCTTGGATCAGAGTATACGCTACTGCAGAATAAGCAAACTTTTTAAAACCAAATACAAATGATTAACGCAGAGAAGTACGGAGTACACGTAACAGCAACAAACAGAGAGTTCTTGAACATTTTCAAAACTCTTAACGAGACAAGATCGGTTAAGGGAGTAGCCTATGCTAAAGCAGTTATTATAAATACTGGAGTAATAAAGGCCCATCTTGACCCAATTGAAGCTGAAGCAATTCCATCAGAAGAGTTTATGAAACTTTCTATAGAAGCTCAAAGGTTTATTGAAGCAGAAGATGCAGAAGGATTGAGAAAATTTGAAGAGGAAAATATAGAAGTAATCAATAAAAGAAAAGAACAGCTTGAATCTGTTAATGCTAAACTTGATTCAGCTTCAACTCTAGAGCTTAAAACAATTAACGAAAAGCTGCTTCCTGAAGATCTATCAGCTGAGCAATTAGAGGCTCTAATAAAAATCGTACAGTAGTGAGTTTAAAAGAATTGGTAGACATACTAAAGCTAAAACCAGGTTACCTTAAGAGTGGTCCTAGCAGAGTATCTACTACGTTCGATGTTAAAGAAGAGATAGCATTAGAGGCAATCAGAGAGGCTAAGAAACTACTTAAGCAAGCTAGACTTGGCCTCGCTGATAACTCTAACGATAATGACAGTGTAATAACTGAGTTTGAAAGCTATCTACTAGAGAACGGAATTAATAGAGACGATGTATCTTCTGTTAAATTCTGGCAGACAATGGGAGGAGAACAACGGTTCTCTGTAGTTACAAAGAATGACAGAATCTCAATGGCTGAGATAAAGATAGAGATTGAGGAGTTTGCTGCTATATTCAGTCCAACTGTATACAAGCAGTCTGCTCCATTTCAAGATGGTGATGACGGGGTAGCCTATGAGATCTCTCTTCCTGATATACACTATGGAAAGTTGACTGAACTTTCTATGGATGCAGTAGAGGAGCAATTCATGAGCACTGTCTACAATTTAGTGGACAAGGCAAAGGGATTAAATATTGAGAAGTTTATTCTTCCTATCGGGAATGACGGGATGAATTCCGAGGGGATGAGGTTGACTACAACGAAAGGAACCTTTCAACATGATGCAGTTGGGTGGAGAGAAAGCTTCCAGGGATACTGCAACTTGATGACTAAAGCTATAGACTTTTTAAAGACTAAAGCTCCAGTGCATGTAATAGTAGTATCAGGGAATCATGATTTTGAAAGAATGTTCTATGCTGGAGATGTCATCAAAGGATGGTATCGTAACGATAAAAATGTCGTTGTAGATAACAGCATGGAAAGTAGAAAGTATGTAGAGTACGGAGTAAACATGTTAATGTTTACTCACGGGGATAAAGAGAAGCCAAGTGAAATGCCGCTGATTATGGCAACTGAGCAACCAGAAATGTTTGCCAGATGCCCGATTAGAGAGGTACACTGTGGTCACTTACATAAGGAAATGGTGAATGAGTACCGTGGAATTAAAGTAAGATTTATCCCCTCCATTTGTGCCAATGATGACTGGCACAGAACAATGGGATACTCAGCTCTTAGGACAGGTCAAGCTTATATATGGAGCAAGACTAATGGGCTAGAGGGTTATCTACAAACTATTGTAAAATGAGTGAAGATGAATACGACGAGGAATTCGACCAGGATATGGAGGAGTTCTTCGATAAAGTAGCATCAATTGATGCTTGTTACAATAATGGATATAAGTTAATCACAGCCAAAAAAACATTGGCTGAGTTAACTACTGAAAAGCTTGTGGTTATCTTTCCATTTAACCCTAGCAAGCTTGAGGACTTTTTGAATGTTGCAGACCTTATGATAAGTTATTTTGAACAAAACGAAGAATACGAGAAATGCATAGACTTAGTAAAAGCTAAGCAAGAGATGACTAATAAAATAAGTAACTAATACATTCATAGATGACCTTAGATGAGATTGCATATAACCTTCTAAATTCCTTTCGTGGGGGTAGGTCCTCGAACGATGATAATATTTCATTGTCGCAAATCAAGTTTAACATTAAGCATTACCGTGCTGTATTCATTCGTAGGGACTTTGCAAGAAATGGTTTAGTAACCAGACATTTAGAACAAGACTTAAGATGTGTTCAACTTGAGAGAGTTGACTTATCTAAGTGTTGTAACATAAATATAGACTGTCCAGCCTGGAGAAGTATTAAACCTCTCCCTAGAACTGTTAGGTTTAACTTTGAAGAAGCCATTACCTACGTAGGGGATATCACAGGTACTGGAAGGATACAAATGATTAAGCCATACGAAGTAGCTTTTATATCTGCCGATAAGTATACTGGCAACAACATGAAAGCTTACATGATTGAAGACTACTTATACATTCTAAATAACAAAGGTGCAGACTATGTCAATATCAGAGGGATATTCGAAAATCCAGAAGAGGCTTCTAAATTTAGTGATTGTAATGGCTTGCCTTGTTATACTGATGACACCCCGTTTCCTATGCCGATGGACATGGTGCAAGCCATTACCCAGGGCATGATGAATGGGGAGCTAAGATTACTTGCTGGTACATTCACAGATACCACTGCAGATAGGCTTCAGGATATCACTCCTCAAGCTCCGCAAACTGCCCAACAAAATTCTAACTACGATAACCAACCTCAATAGTTTTAAACTAACTTTGTAACGATGGCATCACCAGCTTGGCAACGATCAGAAGGTAAGAACCCAAAAGGGGGCTTAAATGCAAAAGGCAGAGCTTCTTACCGTGCCGCTAACCCTGGATCTAAACTAGGAGCCCCACAACCTAAGGGTGGAAAACGACGTAACTCATTCTGTAGCAGGATGTGTGGGATGAAGTCCAAGCTGACATCAAGTAAAACTGCAAACGACCCAAATTCAAGAATAAACAAATCGCTTCGTGTCTGGAGATGCGGTAGCTGCTCAAACTGGTAACCTAATGAAAAACTTTGAATTTGACGATAATATGACTCACCAACTTGAATGGATCGGACTTAATGCAATATGGGCAGGATGGACTTGGGCAATGATGTCTAATGCAGTCACTTGGGGCCTAGGAATCGTAGGGGCAATTACCCTTATTTGGTTTAACATAGAACGAGCTTTGACTGCAAGAAAGCAGAGAGCCATGTACGATAAAAAACTTACAGACAATGAAGAAAATGCTTAAACGAGCCGACGGCTCTACTAGTCGAAGAGGTCTGTGGGATAATATAAGAGCTAACAAAGGCTCTGGTAAAGAACCAACTAAAGAGATGCTTAAACAAGAGAAGAAAATAAAAGCTAAAAAATACCAAACTGCAGGTCCTAAATTTACTGTTACAGGACTGTCAGCAAATGCTGCTCCTGGAAAACAATGTGTTGGAGCAGGATGTAAAGATGTAATTGCTGGTGGCTCTAGCTATGCTGGTGTATCTGGAAGTAACTATACTGGTGCAGGTGCTACAGGTCTTAGCTCTAAACCGCAATATGCAGATAGAGTAGTTAAAAAAAGTGCAGAACAAATAGCAGCAGACCAAGCTGTAATTGACACTCGTCAAGCTAAAATGGCTGCTAATCAAGCAGATAGACAAGCTAGAAGAGAAGCAAATTTAGCAGCATTTAAAGAGGCAACTGCCCCTAAACCTGAAGTTCAATACGACTTTAAAAGAGTGTATGCAACTGAACCTGGTATGCAAAAAACTGGGGGAAAGAAAAAATCTAGCTGGTTAGAAGAATCTAAAGAACTTAAGTTCGGTGGACCTTCTAAAAAATACCAGACTGCTGGTCCTACAATGTCAACAAAAGAGGCTGTAGGCCAAGTGTTTCAAGGTAAGATGACCGCTGCTCAAGGGCAAGCTGCTATTGGAAAAACCCCAAAACCTGCTATGACTCCTGAACAAAAAACAGAGTTTATGTCAAAGCTTAAAACCTATGGCAAAAAAACTGGTGGCAAAAAGAAAATGGGTGGTAAAAACTGTTAATAACAAAGAAGATGGTACCAATGTATAAAAAAGGAGGCAAGGCCTCTAAGAAGAAAAGTTCCTTCATGGAGGAATCAAAAGAAATTACTTTTGGAAACAAGCCAATGAAAAAAGGCTACGGTGGACTTTACTCTGCTGCTGAAAAATCTGAAAACGTCTCTAGATTGAAAAAGATGCACGGAATGGAAGGCACTAAGAAAAAAACTGGGGGTGCTGATCCTGGAAAACCTTTTAAGTTTAAAACTCCCGCAGAAAGAAATCAAGCAAAGCTTGCCAAAGTTAACAAAAAAATAGAGGACATTACTGCTAATTCAAAAAATCTTGACTCAGAGGAATATCTAAATAAAGCTGCTAGTAAAATATCTGGTGTTTCAGAATCAACTCTTTCTGACTCTTATGTTAAAAAACTTAAGGGTAAAAAAGAAAAAATTGAAAACATGATGACCCCAGGCAGACAGACAAAGAAAACTGGTGGTAAATCTATGGAGCCAGGTGGTGGTGGAAGATTTGCTTCAATGGTAGCAGGTTTAAAAAAAAAAGGAAAGTCTGAGGACTCGGCCAAATCAATAGCTGCTACTATCGGCAGAAATAAGTACGGTAAGAAAAAGTTCCAAGAAATGGCTGCTAAAGGCAAGAAAGGTCTTGGTGGTATGTCTGACTCTACTAGCTCTAACGATGCTGGTATGGAGATGATGGAGGAAAGCAAGAAGAAGACAAAGAAAAGGTAAAACAGGATGCTGGAGTGGAGACTGTACAGGGCCTGAAATGATTTAATAATGCAAACCAAATCACATACAATTAGAGCTATATTTAAAGACTACGACGAAAACACTGAAGACAAGATAGATTACCGAGTATTTGCTGACATATGTTCTGAGTTTAACATTGCAATATTTAACGAGTTACTGAACGGATACGAATTCAATTTGCAGAATAACCTAGGTACAGTATCAGTTAGAAGAGTAGAAAGAGACCCAAGAAAACCACAGATTGACTGGGGAGAGACTACAAAATACAAAAAGGAACTACTTGACAAAGGTGTAGAGCTTTATGATAGCCGAACAGGGGAAGGGGAAAAGTGGCACATTTACTATACAGATAAATTCTACTGTAAATTCCACTGGACTAAAAGCCGTGCTAAGATTAAAAATAAAACCGCATATAGGTTTGATGCTACTAGAGGTGTAAAGGGCAATAAGGAAAAGCTTACTGCCCTTTTACACACTGATGAGCTAGCCTACTTACGGTTTAAGAAATACGTACCTGGGTTTCATAAACATTAAAAGATGCTGTACAAACTAATATCAAGTAAGGTCATTATCAGAAAAGTTATGAGGGACTTAAAACCTCCTGGAGATAACTGGATTGATGATGCTGTAGAATGGATGGGGGAAGCATTAGAGCACATAGGCTCTGCACCACAGCTCAGTCAGAAGGGCTGTGTTTTGCCTATTAAGAACTTTAGGGCTCTGCTTCCAATGGACCTTTACTATATCCAGCAAGTTGGGGTTAACAGTGCTGTTAATCCATCTATTTCTGTAGAACTTGATGCTTTGTTTGAAGAGGTTAAAACTCTGAATGCTCAAATCGTATCTAACCCAAACGATAAAATAGGATTCAACAATCAGTTAAGAGAACTGAATGCTAGAATAGTGGTACTCGAGAATCTCTATTTAAATACAGGTCAACCACTAACTCCACTACAATACGGAACAACTACATTCCCTAACAGCTTAGATTGTGAGGATTGTAAGAACTTATACGGTGTAGTTAAACCTAGCTATATTATTGATGGGGATTACATTAAGACTTCATTCGAGGATGGAGCTGTATGTGTAAGCTACACTGCATTCCCAATTGATGAGGACTGCTACCCAATGATTCCAGAAGATGTTAGCTTTAAAGAAGCTTTATTCTGGTATGTATACAAGCAGATGTTGCTTGGAGGCTATACCCCATCTATGAACGGTATCGGGTATGACTTTGCTGATAACAAATGGAAGTTCTACTGCTCACAAGCTAGAAACCAATCTAACTTCCCAAGCATTGATAAGTACGAGTCATTCATGAACCAGTGGGTTCGTCTTGTTCCTAACCTGAACAGACATGCTAACTTCTTTGAGAACCTTGGTACAAGAGAGACTTTAGACAGAGGAAGATACACTAACTACGGAATTCTATAAACATGGCAGATACATTTAAGCCTCTAAAGGGGATGATTAAAGATACTGGTCGTATGGATCAGATTGATGGTAGCTATAGAGATGCTGTTAATCTTATCGTAGACGATCAGAAATTAAATGTATTGAATGAATATGGTAACATACAAGTTGGTACCTTAAATATTTCAGGCATTCTTATCTCTGGAGGAGGTACTCAAAATGTAGCTATTTCTCCAATAGGACAGATTGCTTTATTAAATGATAACTTTATCATATTTGGCTCAGGTCAGTATACAGATTTAGTACATGGTGTAATAAACATTTCTGCTATATTCTATGTAAACGTAGCTACTCAAATTGCTGACGTATTATATTATACTACAGATAAAAATACTCTAACTGGAGCAGTTAACCCACTAGGACATTTAAATTTTGATACTGAGCATCCTGTTACTGGTGAGTTTAGAGTATCTCCAGCTCAAGAAGAACTTGTATACTTTACAGATAATAACTATGAGTTTATCACAGATCCTGCTAGTAATATTAAGTACATAAATAGATACAATCCACCTAGGGTATTTAACATAACTAAGCAGCTAGACTCTCTCACTACTACATCAAATCCTTCTAATCTATACGGAAATAACTCGAGAGTAGAATTCTTAAATATTTTTTTAGATGCAGGAAGAATACCTAAATTTGATTCTATTGAAATTCTAAAAGGTGGTGGGGTTGTTACAGGAGCATACTATATAGGCATAGCATATGCTGATCAAGACGGTACAGAGACAAATGTTTTAACAGTATCAAATCCAGTATACATAGTTCCAGGAGACGACACTACAATTCCTAGAGAGTCTATTAGTGGAGCCCCAAACAATACTCAGACAAATAAGTCTATTGTTTGGAACATCTCTGATATTAACAGAGAGTACTCTTACATTATCCCCTACGTAATACAGTATAGTGGTAAAGCTAGATTTGTATACAAGCTAGAAAAACTAGACATCTTAGGTACAACTGCAGGGGTAGTTTATAGTGGGTTAGAAAAATCAGCAGCATCTGCTATTGAAGAAGCTGTACTAGACAAAGTAAGATACTTAACTGCTAAATCAATCACTCAACTAGATAACAAGTTGTATGCTGCTAATCTTACTAGCAGACCAGATCTAGGGTATCAAAGATTTGCAAATGAAATTGTAATAGAAGCTGTAACTGACACTCTAACACAATTTGATCCTAGGCACTATGATGTCTACAATTTAAATGAAGGCTACTCTCAACTATTCTACCCAGATCCGAATACAAGTCTGTACCCCCCTTTAAGTGGCAGCCCTGAGGGGTATCCAGTAGGAACATTTGGTACTATACCGTATGCAGAGTTGGAAGGAATGGATGGTGTAACTGATGCTTACATTAGTAATGTTATTGTTCCTATTCAAAGAGGGACGTCAGCTGGTTATCGGGATCCTAATATTTTATTTAAAAGAAAAGGCTACAGACGTGGAGAAGTTTATGCATTTTATATTTCTTTTATCTTAAAAGATGGAAGTGAGAGTTATGCTTACCATATACCTGGGAGGAACATAGCAGATAGGTTTGAATTAGACTGGGCAAGCTTGCCAAACAATATAGGTCCTGATGGAGATATTTTTAAGTATGATGAAATATTAGCTTATTCACCAGACTCATTACCTTATCAGTATTTGGATACTAGTTACATGTCTACTATTAATCCGACTAACAATATGGGGTTCTGGAGAAATCAAAATGAAAGATATCCAGACACCAATGACTTTACATCTTGGGCTGTGGATTCTTCTGGGCAAAGTATATATTTAGGAAATGCATTAGCTAGTAATTTTGTAAGACATCATAAAATGCCATCTAACCACAACGCTTCTTTTAGCCACGTTGTTAGAGACACGTATTTCGGAAGCCCTGATATATCTACCGCTGACTCTGTATACTTGACTAAAGCAAGTGCAAGAGATTTCTCAGAGACTGTAAGGATATTAGGAGTACAGCTAAATAATATAAAAATTCCAAAGTTTATACTTAATCAAGTACAAGGATATAGAGTATACTATGCCAAAAGAACTGAGGGAAATAAAACTATTATAGGACAAAGTGGGGCTCATCCAGGAACTTCTTATCTAGCATCTAACTTAATTAACACCAACAAAAGTGCTGGTACTGGACCATTCTTTAACATCTGGGCTATGGATGGTCACCAGAAGTATGGAGGGTTAATGATTGCTAATGCACTATGGGCCCCCGAAGTTGTCGGTCCCCCATCAGCTCCTCCTCAAGCTTACTACATGGGAAACCCTGTACTTAAGTTTCACGACTTTACTCTACTAAGAAAAAAGTATACTCTTGCTACAGCTACTCACATAGACATCCAGTACGTTGTAATGATGGAAAACTGGAGAGGTGGATATAAAGGTGCTCTTGCAAGTGCCATTCCTGGGACTACAGGAGGCAATGCAATAAATACATTTTATAGACAATTTCGATCTGGAGTTGGAGAAGATACATTCTCTTGGGTGCACCCTGACCTTGGTAACATGATTAACTTCGATGCTGCAGATGAAGAAGATCCTTACTGGGATTTACCTGGACCAAGGCTACTTTGGGGGAATGTTTACATTGCCTCTAGATATTCAGCCCCAGGAACAAGAATTGATTCTACTGGAAATCTAATAGACGTAGGGTCTACTTATACCAATACTGCTACAGGTTCTACAGAACAATTAGGGGGTCTACTTAGGCTACCTACATTTCTACCAAACCAAGCTAATCTGTTAAGTGATGCTCAGTCTATATTTATGATAGAGCCTAACGGTGCTACATATTTAGCAGGTCTTAGCATACTTAAATCTACATCAGCTAACAGCTTTAAAAGTTCTACTTATTTACACAACACCTTTGGAGAAAGTGCAATTGCTCTTAGCTTAGAGTCAGGCCTACCAATGCTGGGTGGATATAGAAGTAATGAGTGGAGCTATGTAGGATTAGGAAACCTAATGTGGTCTCTCCCTATATACGCAGCAGGAACTTTATACCCCTTAATAAGTGGTATCAACCCAGACTTCTATCCAGCAAACAATATAAATGATGGAGGGTTAGGTGCATCTTTTGTAACTGATTTATCTGAATGGTATGGTTTAATGTCTAGAGGACATGGAAGCTTACGACAGCCTTATGCAATACGTACCCCAGATACATCTGGAGTACCTGCTTCTATTAATATTACAGGAGGCTCTACTGCAGGACTCCCTGTAATTACAACTTTTGATCCAGATATCAACAATCTTTTTGTAGGAATGCTAGTAACATCTGGGGCTGGATACCTACCTACAACTGGACCTGTATACATAGAATCTCTAGATGCCTCTGGAGGGATAATTACTCTGACAGAAAACATACTCATTACAGATCCTATAAATGGCTATAATTTCTATCCTAGAGGAGGAATAGAAGGCTCCCCAGTTAATGACCCTAGAACCAGACCTAATGTATACTTAGTAAATTTATGTGCTACTAAAACAGATGTTTACGAACCATTCGATTCTCAAAAACTAGTATGGACTGGCTACTACAAAAGTCTTTTGAATGTAAATATTGACACTGGATACGATGCTGAGGATGATAACTACTACTATGGTCAAGGATCAACTTCCTCGTCAGAGCCAGTCTTTGGTGGAGATACATACTTATGTAAGTATAGCTATAGAACCACATCTAACTTATACGGGCTAGGAAGATTTAATAGAGGTGTTAATAGATACTTAGATTTTTCAAATCCTACTGGGTCACAAGACGATTATTTGTTTGGTGATATTCCTATAGATTTAACTGAAGGTAGAACTCCATCATTTGGAACAAACATATTTGGAACTACATCAGACTATGACGTTTTAAGATTTGGTGGCTCTGGACCTTACCCACAAGGTGGTGATGAAATTGAAGGATTAAGGAGATCTGCTGTTACTACTGATGACAACTGGAGTAAGAATGGTAATGTAGCATTTAGTACTATTTATCAATTTATTGTAGAGTCTGACGACAACATTAACTACCGACATGCAGGAGATCCTGAAGCAGGAGTTAGTGAGTTAAACAGCATGTACTTTGATAAGTACGTAGCAGCTGATGTTCTTTGGAGAAGTCCTCTTGGGGATTTAACCAAGATGGATAACATTCTCTACGAGGACCACTACTCAGCTTCACAAGATATTAGGGTTACAATCCCATTCCCTAAGGAAGCTATTAGCACTCCATTCTTCCCTAATAGAGTGATACGATCTTCAGCACAAGATGGTAACTTCAATGATACTTATAGATACTTCCTCGGACTACAGTATAAAGACTTTGCAGTAAACAGAGGACAGATTACTAACATCTTTAACCTAAAGGCTCTTCTTTATATTCACACTGAGAAGAGTTTATTTAGAACTAAGGGTAAGCAAAACCTTGAGTTATCAGATGCTACTCAGGCTTACATTGGATCAGGGGATTTGTTTGCTCAAGAGCCAGATGAATTTATCCAAAGCACTGAAGGTTACAATGGTCTCTATAATAAGATGGGATCATTGGTTACCAAAGATGGGTACATTTTTGTATCAAGAAAGTCTAGAAAAATATTCTTAGTTAAAGACGAAATTGTAGATCTTACAGAACTTGGAATAAATGCTTGGGCTAGAGAGAACATCCCATTTGCTTTAGAAGCTTATGGATGGGATCCAGACGGAGCGAGAGTTATGGATTCGGCCGTTTATAATGTGGACTCCCCTACAGCAGACTTTGGATTCCTTGTTAGCTATGACCCGTTATTTAAACGGACTATTATTACAAAAAGAGAGCTTATCCCAACTCAATATTTTGTAGAAGAGTTTAAACAAAATAGAATCTTTTTTCAAAATGAGAAAAACCAATTCTATGATTCAAATACTTCTAGTTTCATTCCTCTTGAGGAAGGGGTTTACTTTGAAAGAGGTGGCTGGACAATTTCATTCTCAAATGGAATGAGCATATGGGCTAGCCGACACTCCTACATACCACCTCTGTATGCATACAACTCTAAGTATCTATATAGCTTTGATACCCAAATACTTCCATTTGTTGGACAGTATACTTACATGTACGAGCACAGTGACTTAAGCAATCCTGGAAACTTCTATGGTACAGTTTACAACTTCGAAATAGACTGCATCTTTACTGCTCCAGTAAATGCTATCTACACTTCATTTAAGTATACTGCTGATGTGTTTTCTAAAGTAAATTATTCTTTACCTGTAGAGCAGCAGTTCCATCCAGGTTTTACTAGTTTCTATGTCTATAATACGACTCAGATATCTGGAGAAATAGATTTTGTTTATCTAAACAACATTAGAAAAACAGATAACACTTGGAATGTAAATGCATTTAGAGACCTATCTAACATTGCTAACAATACTGGGTTAGCTGTAGGACAGATTAACGTGCAAGGAGTTCCCTATACTAGTACATTTGCTTCAACTTCTACTGAGCCTATGTTCTTATACGAGGGGATTATAAATTCTAATTACATAAACTCTAACAAACCTTGGTACGAACAGAGAAAGTTCGTAGATAAATTTTTAGGAATTCGTTTAATAGCTAACAACTTATCAAGAAATTTGATAAATTTGTATACTGTGACAGCTGCCCTAAGAGTATCACCTAGATAACCTTTAACTAAATGGCTAAAAAATCCATAACTAAATCTAAATCAGCACCTAAACCGCTACTTAAAAAGTATCAGTTTGCTGGATCTAATCTCTCTATGTACAATCAAGTAGAGAATCCTTACTACGCAGGTGAGACTTTTGCCAAACAAGCTGAGCAGCAAAGAAGATATTACTATGACCAAGCTAATAGGTTTGGTGAGTATGCTACTGTATCTAATAACGCAGCTGAACAAGCTGCTAAAGAAAGAGAGCAAGCTAAGAAAGATGCTATTACTCAAACAGAAGAAGCAAAGAAACAAGAAACTCAAGCTTACACTCAAGAGCTTGCAAAGGCAGCTGGGGATGAAGCTTTGAGTGTGGGTAAACAAAAATTGGCAGAAATAGCTGCAGCTAAAGCTGCTAAAGAAACTGGGGAGGCCGCCAGCCAACTAGTTAAGCAAGGATCTAATAATCCTGCAGTCAGAGGACTTGCCGCTGTAAATAGTGTGGCAAATGCAGCTTCTGGTAGTGCAGCAAATACAGTAGCACAGGGAATAGCCCCAACAATAACCGCACAAGCAGCTAGAGGGTCTGGAATGGAGGCTGCTAGAGTAGCTAGTAGTATGATTGATGATACAGGTGCTGTAGTATTGCCTCAAGCTGCTAACACAGGGGCTAATGTAGGAGCTGGTGTAGGAAGTGCAGCTGCAACAGGAGCAAGCACTGCTGCTAATACTGGATTGATGGCAGCTAACATGTCTGGCTTAGCTTCAGCTGGAATTGGATTGGGATTAACAGGAGCAGGAATGCTTGTACAAAGAAAGATGGACACTGACCCAACTAAGTTTGATAAAAAAGAAGGAAGACAAAATATGTTTGGAGATGCACTTAAAAGTGCAGGTACTGGATTTGGGATGGGATCTACCGCTGGTACTATCTTACCTGGAGTAGGAAACGTAGTAGGTGGTATTGCTGGAGGATTAGCAGGATTTGGTGTAGGTCTAGTTAAGGGTATGAAAGAGAATAAAGAGATGAAGAAGTATTCTGAAGAGTATGCTGCTGAAAACTCTAGACTTGCAGAAGAAGAAAGAATACGTAAAGCTAAACTTGCAGATCAAGCTCAGCAAGCAGCTAGAAATTATAATACTGCATTTACTAACTCTAGGCTTACTGGTATGCAAACTGGGTTTGGGTATAATACATCAACCAATATGAACATGCAGCCTACCAATTCTTTCTATGCAGAGACTGGTGGAGTTAGAGTTCCAGGGGGGAAAGTTGTTCCTATCGAAGGTTCTGATGCAGTAGAGTTTGTAGGCAAGAAACACTCTGAGGGAGGAATTAAGATTGATCCACAGACTGAAGTAGAAGGTGGTGAGACTATGGATAAAGTAATGATGAATGGTGGTAAGCCAAATGATTACTTCTTCTCATCTTATCTTAAACTAGGTGGTAAGTCCTTTGCTAGAAGACACAAAGAAATTTTAAAAGCTGGTGGAAGCCAGAAGCAAATACAAGATCTTGCTAAAATGCAAGAAGCTGTAGCTAATAAAAAAGGAGAAAAAGATAGAGGTCCTGAGCAGATAGCTAAGTACGGTGGCATTCATCAATACAAAATGGCTGGACCAGAACAATCAGCTATGGCTCAATCTAACATGGATGCAGCTAACGTAACACTTAGAGATGTTAATCAAGCTGCTGCTAATGCTCCATCTAGCCAGCAATCTGCAGCTCCTGGCAAACGTACTACTAATAGTGGTATGGTTAGAGAATATGAAAAAGGTGGTAAAAAACAACTGCCCCCAAAATCTTTAAACTACATTGACAGTACTCCTTGGAGTTCGGCATTTATATCCTATGTATATAGTAATGCAGATCCTAACTTCCCTAAAAGCCCAACACATACTGGATATGCAACTGGCTTAAAAGGTAGAGATGACTGGGAGGAATTAGATCCTGCTAGTACAAAACTTCAACCTGGAGACATTATTGTAAACAACAGATCTGGAAACAAACAGAAGTTTGGCCAAGATTCTTATTCTGGTTTCTCACATGGAGACATTGTAACTAAGATAGACGGAGATAAAGTTTACGCTATTGGGGGTAACGTAGATCCTGACAATGTTAATCCAGATACTCCTGATACAGTAGCTGAGAGAAGCAAGTCTTTAAAAGATGGAATTCTAGCAGACAGTGGATACTTTGTGGTACTAAGACCTAAGAATCCACAGATAGCTCAAAAGGCAGTAGAAGTTGCTACAAATGAAAAGCAGCTTTGGGAAACTAATAAGTGGAATGAGCATGCTGATACTTCTCAAGCTAGATTGCAGACTTATTACCAATCTGGTAAATTAGGAATACCTGGGGTAGCACCTGATGATGGTAAACCTGCAAGTATTCCACAGTCTAAAGGTGAAAAAATGTTTACCACAGCTGATGGAAGAACATTAACTGAAGCTCAATATAATGCTCAGATGAGAGCACCTGGTACTGCCGAATCTACTATGAGTCCTATTGACTATGCCTTATTAGGTATCGGTAGAGCTATTTCTAGTGGAGCTAGTGGATTAGTAGGTGCCATAGGAGGAGCTTGGGAAGGATTTGCAGGAACAGCAACTGCTCCAAATACAGCAGCTGCAAGACCAGCCGCCCCTACACCTAGCATGGCTGGTAGAGGTCCACTAAGATTGGAGCCACCTAAACCTAGTACAGAAGTAGGAAGATTCACTGGCAACATTGGTCCTGCAAAACCAACAGTTCCAGTTAAAGTTGGACCACAAACAGAAACTGGACTGGTAAGACAACCTCCATTCTACACTGATCCTAATTACATCAATGTAGAAGGAAGAACAATTGGGTTGAATAAAACTCCTTCGATAGATAACCAAATGTTCAAGCAGTTTAATATAGGTGCACCAGATACTACTGCTCAAAAAGCTGTTGGATTTACTCCAACTCCATTTACTGTAACTCCAGCTGCAGATGGTACAGCAGTAGACCCAGGAACAGAAGGACCATTCCCATACCGTGAGACTATTGAGCCAATCAAGAGTAAAGAAGCTGGATTGCTACCTACTAAGAAAACAGTAGAAGCTGATCTTACAAAAGACACTGGACTCAAAAAAACTGAGAAGAAAGTAGTACCCCCAAGAAATAGAAATATTAATGGTGCTCTACTTGCAGGGTTAGGTCAACTTCTTCCTGTAGGATACGCATTATTTAAAGGTTACAAGACTGAGGGTAAGCTTGAGAGAATGAAAGGAGCAGGTAATGTTGGAGCCACCAGTGTTAAAGGTGCTATCTTACCTAGAGTTAATATGAATGCTGAAAGAGCAGCTTCTGAAAGAAATACAGTTGCTATTAAAAATGCAATTCAAAATACTAATGCTGGTCCTGGAGGTATAGCCGCTATGCTAGCTGCTAACTCAAAACAAAATCAGCAATCTCTTGATATCGCCAACCAGGAACAACGAGCTAACAGAGAGTTAGCTGGAGAAGAAGCAAAACTTGGAATGCAAGCATCTATGGCTAATGCAGAGATGGCTCAAAGAGCTAACATGGCTAATGTGCAAAATCAACTTGCAGTTAACCAAGCTAATCTTGAAACTGGTATACAAGAAGCTAAGCTAAAGATTGATGAAAAGAGATATAAGAGAGAAGAAATTGTAGGAGCACTAGACACTGCAGCAGGAAGAATAGCTGGCATATATAAAGATGACAGGTCTTATAAGGCTCAGGAGAGATTAGCTAAAGCTATGGATGATGCTGGTTCTTACCAACGATTCCAGTATTACGAAGACTTGAAGAAACAAGCTAAAGACAAAGACTCTCAGTTCTATGGTAAAACAGATAAAGAACTTAAGGACTATGCAGCTGAGCAGTATAATCAGTATATAGGTACTGCTAAAAAAACTGGAGGACTTAGAGCAACTAGAAAGTATACTTCTCGTTTAGGTCAATTGTCAAAAGGTAAAAAAACATTTAATATCTAGTAGGTATGCCGTACAAATTTAATGAATATGTAAGTACTTACGTAGATCCTCAATCAGTAAAAATATCTGAGACTTTACGTAATAGGTTTGTAGAAAATTTTAAAGCTAACGATGAGTTAGCTTTAGCTGTTGATCAGATGAAAGCTGCTCTTCCTTTTGAGAACGATGTTAAAAAAAAGAACGAGCTTCAACAGCAGATTAACACTACCCTAGAGAGTCTATCTACAAGAGGGGACTATGAGAACCTAGGCTTTGCTGTTCATAGAGCATCTAAGGAGTTTGCTACAGCTTATTCCCCGATAAAAGAAAACTACGAAAGATACCAGGCAGCCCTTACTAGCATTGATGAGCAGTATAAAAAGGGAGACATTAACTCTGAACAGTACAACAAAGCTGCATCTTACATTACTAAAGGATATAAAGGATACGAGATAGATCCTGCCACTGGAAGAGTAAAGGGTGGAACAATGTTCACAGCTCCTACCATTGTTAGAGATCCTAAGATAATGGATCTCGTTGCTAAAAGGCTTGAGATTCTTCAAATGAAGAAGAGAGGCTATGAAGAGGGTAGTGTAGTTACAGATGAGAACGGAACATACAAACGTAAAGTAGGGGAATATACAGAAGAGATACCAGAAGCAGATGTAATGCAGGTATACAATGCTGTAATTCAAGAGCCTGATGTAGCTGCTTATCTTACTCAGATGGCAGATATGAAAACTTATGAAGCTGATAAGAGTGGGCAGACCCCTGTAATTCTTGCAGCTCAAAAACAGCAGTATCAAGATAGGATGGCTGAGTTAAAAACTCAAGCTGGATTAGAAACTGATGAGGCAAAGAAAGCTCAATACCAAACTGCTATAACTGCTCTTACAGATGCTAGTGCTAAGATAGATGCTGCTATGAAAGACCCAGCACTTGCTAGTGATTTGATGAGAGAAAGTTATAGATCAGAGATACTTAGCCCAGTAGAAGAATATGCAATGAAGAAAGCTGGTCTCTTCACTTACAAGGAAGAGTCTGGAATTACTGGTGCTGGAGGAGATGGAAGTGGTAGTGGTGGAGGTGGAGCATCATCAATGGTTGCACTTTATAACTACGATATGGTTAGAGCTGATATGGATGTATCTGGTATTGACCATAAGAGTAAGATGCAGTATCTTGCTACAACTGATGAAAAGATTGCAAACCTTACTAAAGAATTAGCAGACCATCCAGAATACTCTGATGAGGTTAAGAGTAATCTGAACATGACACTTAATACTCTTGTTAATGAAAAGTCTAGAGTACAAAGCCAACTTAAAGAAGCTGCTGACTCAGCTGTAAGCATGGCCGATCTTGATGCTGTTGATAGTAAAATAACAGGAGTAGTTAAAGCTATGTTCCCTAGCTATACTACTGGAGATCTCTATACAGAAATCCAAAGAATATTTGACAACACGGGTGATCAGGATTATATGAATTTCCAATCAGCTTTTGATAAGCAATATGGTCAAGGAGCTCTTGCACAATACGTAAGTGCATATGGAGATGCAGGAGTAAATGCCCCCACAGACTACAGAGGTGCAGAGATTAATATGGCATATGACAGGCCTGTTACTCAGTATCAAAGAGGGACAACTAATGTTGCAGAAGTATTTAGAGAAAAGCTCGAAACTAAAGTCAATACTAAATATGCAGAGATTAAAGAGTCTGCTGCATACAATATGGGATTGATTGAGACTGGTATGGGTAAGAAGACAGATATTGCAACTACTAATGCAGTAAAAGATTTCTTTGGTGGTAAAGATGGAAGACCAGTGATGCCAGAAGAAATTGTAACAGTCATGATGCCAGATGGTACTGTTAAACAACTTAATGGAAACTCTCCAGAACTAGCAGGATATAAAATTAAAGAGTCTGGTTGGAGAGTAGGAAACAATTCATGGAAGCTCAATCTAGTTAAAGGTGAAGGAGATACGGCAACAGTAATGACTGCTGTATACGATGGAAATCAAATTAAGAATGAAGGATTGAATGCCGCTATCAATAATCCTGAAGTAAGATTTGGTACTCTAGTTATGCAACAAAGATCAATGCAACCTGGAATAGCTAGAACTCTAGAGACTATTAAAATTAATGGGGAGAGAGTGTTGGTTAATATCTATAGTAGAGGGGACGACTCTCCGTATATTTCAATCACGTATCCAGATGGTACTCCTTACCTAAAAACTGATAAAGAAAAAGGTACAGCTACAAAACATAACTTAGATGAACCTGCTATTAAAGGACTTATTGGTAGTGGACTTGTAACAGGCTTTTAAATTTAGAATAGAACCAACGCATGGCTGAAGAAAACCCATACCTAGCACAGATTGCTAAAAACTCAGGTCTTACTAAAGAAGCTGTAGATTCTGATAATCCTTATATCAAGCAAGCTCAGATTAATGCTGGGAAGCCTCTAGAATATAAAGTTGCCCCAGACAAATTTATGTCTGGACTGGAGCAGGCCTCTAGTACAATAAATGTTACTAATAGATATAGCGATTCTCTTGCAAATTATGCTAACTATGATATAGGCTATAATCCATTTGGTGAAGACTGGAATGAGATCCGTGCAAAGAACCAAGGTGTTGGAGAGAAGATAGGCAGAGGACTTCTCAAAATGGGAACCACAATGGGTGGTGCTATTGCAGAGAATACCATTGGGGTAGTATCTGGCTTAGCATCTCTAGCTACTGGTGGTACATATGCAGACAATGCTGTAGGTAGATCGGTAGATGAGATGAATGAGTGGATGGCTGAAAACCTTCCACACTACTACACTCAGAAAGAAATGGATCCAGACCGTAGTGTCCTTGCATCTTTAGGGACAGCTAACTTCTGGACTGATAAGTTTGCTAATGGATTAGGATATTCATTAGGTTCTCTTGCAACTGTGTGGCTAACTGGTGGAGAGGGACTGATAGCAAAGGGAATAGGTGCAGCTGGCAAAGGTATTGCCACTATGGGGGAGGCAGCATCAGTAGCTAAAGTAGCAACAACAGGTGAAAAGCTTAAGAAGATATATGAAGCTTCTAAGATGATTAAGACTGGAACTAAGCTGGCTGATGATGTTTCTAGAACTGCTAAAATAGCTAGGGGTCTTAATGCTGTTAAACACCTTGAAGTAGGAGCTATGATGTCTCTTGCTGAGTCATCTGTGGAAGCTAGAGAGAAGTCAAAGCAATTCATACAAGAGAAATTTGACGAGTGGGAGGAAGATAATCCTGGTAAGTCTGTTCAACAGGACATGACTTCTGAAGAAAGGGAAGCAATCCTAAGCAGTGCAAGGGCTGTAGAGAATTCTACGTTTGCTCTTAATATGGGGATACTCATGCCTACAAACTTGTTCACGTTTGCGAGCATGATCGGTGGATCAAAGAAACTTGCAGGATTTAAAATTGGGGAGGATCTCACAGAAGATATAGTTAAGAAAGAAGGTAAGTACATTCTTAAAACCCCTAATACAGCATTTGGCAAAACTCTTCAAAAGGTTAATAAGTTTACCAGTCCGATATACAAGAATGCTCTTAATGAATCATTCCAGGAAGGAGCACAGTATGCAATTGGTGTTGGGGCAGGTGAGTACTTTAAGAATAAGTTTGATACTGGAAGTGGAGACTTTATACAAGCTTTCAGTAAGGGGATGAGTGAAACCTTTGGAAGTGCTGATGGTATGGAAAGCATGCTTCTAGGAGCACTCATTGGTGGTGGTATGGGGGCTACTAGTACTACGTTCGGGGCAGAAGCTTCTAAGAGAAAGAACATGGCAGCTAATACTGAACAGTTATTAGCTATTAAGAACAGTCCTACATTCATGAATCTAGCTGCAGATGCAGAAATGAATCAGGAGATACTACGTACTGGGGCAGCAATTGCAGCTGCTAATGACGTTGGTAACTATAAACTTGCTAATGAATTAAGAAAACAGTTGATTGCTCAAAGAGCAAACAAACTGCAGAGATTAGATGCAGAGGATCTTGGACTTGAAGAATTCGACGATCTTGAAAAGATGTCAGAAGAAGAGTTCATGAAACGTACTGGCTATGATACTACAAAGACACAGGATGGAACACTAAAGAGTACATTCTCTGAGCAAAGTGGAGGTAAGAGCCATGTGCAGGTAATTCAAGACCTCAGAGAAGAATACAAAAAAGCATCTAAATTAAGTAAAGACTTAGATGATATTGTACAGCAAGTTAATCCTAACAAATCAGGATTACCAGGTCTGCTGCAGGGTAAAGAAAGAAAGCAGGCTGATGCTACACACAGACTATATAACCAGAGACTTAAGAATATTCTTATGGGTCATATGGTTAGCATTGATACTCGAGATGAGGAAATCAATAAAAGTATAGATGAGCTCAGAAGACTTTCCCCAGAAGGACCAGACTCTTTTGCTAATATTAATAAAGACGACCTTCTTGCTCTTGTAAAAAAGAATAAGATTACTGTGTCCCCAACAGGAGAGATTCAATTCCCAAGATCTGTAGTAAGTACTACACTTAGTGATACTGCATCAGAAGAGGCAAAGGCTAAAGCTAAAGCTGAAGAGCAATCTCCTGAAGGACAGAGAAAGAAAAAGGAAGATGATGATGATAATAAGATGATCAGCAGGATGGAGAAAGCCATCAGGTATGCTGACACTCTTAACCCTATAGATAAAATGAAGTTTAATAACGAGTTGCAGAACTTGTTTACTGGACTTCAAATGAGAGAGGAATCTATTGCTGCATTTGAAGAACTGGTTACATCCCCAGAGAGAAGGGATATCGAAATGCTTGCTAGACAGAGTGCTCAAGCAGAAGCCAAGATTACAAACGATAACAAAGAAGCATCTGTAACAATAGATGAAGCTAGATCAACTTTGGATCTTGAGCACTTCATAAACAATGACTCTCTAAGTCCTGAGTTACGTGAAAAGCTTTTGAAGAAGTATCAAGAGCTTAAGGAAGTAGAAGATAAGTATGCAGAGAACTTTAACATACTTACTGATGCACATTTAAAAGATTTGATAGCAGGCATCGATGAGATTAAAGATGCAGATCCACAAAAAGCTGCAGCTCTATTACGAGTTATAGCAGACAGAGCAGGAGAGACAACAGCTGATAAAGAAGCTAGAGTTAACAGTACTCCTACTGAAGAGCAGAAGAAGGCTAAGGCAGATGCTGAAGCATCTATCAATAACATGAAGGGCTCTGATACTAACACTCCTAACGGGAAGACTTATGTCAATAACATCAGAGTTACTACAAGTGATAACAGAAACCTTATAGTAAATGGTATACCTTATAAAAATAATAAGGTAAACATTATGGATGCTATTCAGGCAGACATGACTCAGCTTACACCTGATGGAAAAGTACCCGTAGTATCTATTACTCTTACTAATGAAGCTGGGCAAGTTGTCAAGTTTAAGGCTGAAGATAATCCTCAGTTAGTAGATGAGCTTGCAGAGATAATGATGATTGGGTATGTAGCTGAAGCAACAGCTGATACAATAAATCTTAGTCTAGAAGAAAGTGAAAGTAGAGCTGCTGATATCCTTAATGTATTAAAGAAGGGGAAGGAAATTTTAGATAATAGAATTGATCTAGAGGGAATAGAGCCTACTCCTCAGATATACATGATTGCTGCTAAAGAACTCCAGAAGTTTCTTGATGGGCTCTCACAAGTTAGAACAATTCTAGAGCAAGCTTACAAAAGAAGTAATATAAAATTTACAGCTCTCTATAAGTTACAAAACTATATTGATGCTAGAGAGCTACATGAAGAGTATACCAAGAAGCTAGAAGAGATTCAAAGGATGTATCGGGAGCTAGAGAAGATACCTACTGAGGGAGATCCTAATGCTAAGCCTGGAGAAGTAAATAGACAGGAAGGAGTTGACTTTGCTAGTGAAATTGGAAAGCTTAAAGCAAATTTCGACACTTTAGAATCCACAATAAAAAGATATGAGAGATTATTGAAGCACTTTCAAGCTGAGGCAGAGACTAATCCTACAGCTGCTAACCTGATAAAAAGATATATAGAGAATCTTAGACTTGCCAAAACAGAGCAGGGACTTATTCAAGATCAAATAACTAAACTACAACAACTAGATGAAGCTAGAAAATCAGATTCAATTGATCAAGATGTACAAAATGCCCAAGAACCTACGGGATCTAATGAGGAACAAGGAGGTCAAGGACAGAGTGAAGGAGCTACTGAAGTATCTTCAGCAGAAGAACTAGACCTCAACATGGAAGGAGAGCCTGGAGACGAAGAAGCAATTCTTAACAGTCTTGCAGGTAGTGACTTCATGAATGAGGATACAGGTACAGATGATACAACCATTCAGGTTGACTATCAGGCAGCAGAAGAGGAAGAAGAGGAGGAGTATGAAGATGAGGATAGCTTCACCCCAGAAACTCCAAAAGAAACAGTAGAAGAGGAGAAAGCTAATACTGCTGAGTATGCTGGAGAAATTGATGCCAGATTAGTTAAGAACGAATACAGAACTACTGACAACTTTGATAACGTAATTGTATCTTCAGATGGCACTCCTCTTATCAATGAGGATTACTATGGTAATGGTATCCCTAAAGGGCAACCTGGATCTAAATTAGGAATAAAACAACTTGATAGTAATGGGGATCTGATAAAAATATTCCCAGAGCTTTTATCATCTAGTTTGTTATCTCCTAATGATACTGAAATTTTCTTTGACGTTCGTACAGACACTAAGTTCTGGAACGAAAATAAAGATGGAATTCCTGCAGGTGATCATTGGAAAACAGTTCCAATATTTGTTGCAATTAAGCAAGCTAATGGTAAGTACAAGAGAGTTGGGTTACTGGAAAGTTTTAACCCTAACAAAGAAACTGAGTTTAACCAGAGTCGTAAGGATATATATGAAAACTTCTTAAAGGGTAAAAGGGTAACTAGCACGATAGCAGGTAAGAGATATAATACTGAGAATATTGCAAATGCTGTAACTGTAGACGGAGAGCCATTCTTCTATAATCCATTTAAGGATGGGGCTATGCCTACCCTTATGATATCGTCTATTGAAAGAGAAAGTGGTCTCCCTAGATTTCAATTAGCATTAGTAGGGGATAATATTACAGAAAAAGATGTAATCCCTACTATAACTTCTTACGATAGTGAGCTGGGTAAAGTAGCAATGCTTGTAAGAACTCCGATAGGAGGATTCAGACATCTATTCCTAACTACTAAAAGAATAACTAAAGGTGGACTAGAGGCTGCAAAACTTGCTATCTTACAAGGTAGGTCAGGGATGCTTAATGAGCTCATAGGTTTTAATAAGGTTGCTAAAGCAGCAGTTAACCTTGAGAAAACTGACATGCTCTTTTCAGATGCATTAGAAAGAACAGACGTTAACGGTGACACAACAATAACAAATGTTTATACCTTTTACCATCCTCAAGCTGAAAGTTACATACGTATAAGCAGTGCTGAATTAGCCAAAGCTTTATCAAACCAAACATTTGAATTCTCATTTGTTAAAGCAGAAATAGGTGAAAAGGGTGGGGTAGACTTTAATCCAGATCCTGATAAAAAAGGACTGTATAAAATAAAAGAAGTATACAATGGAGTTGTAGATGCATTTGAGAAAGCTGTTCTTCAAAGAAGACATCAGGTATCTGCAGCTAACTTACAAAGTAATCAAGCATTTGAATCTCCTTATATAGATCCTGAAACTGGCAAGGGTAAGATGTATAATAGCTATACTGAATACCTTGCTGACCCAAATGCTATTCCTGATATAGATTCTGATGGACAGTCACATACAGGCATACTTGGATCTGATATGTTCCTTAACCAAGATGGGAGCCCATACTTTGACGTAGGAATTACTTATGGTCCACTGCTCGTAGAAGGAAAACCTTTATATGATAATAACTCAACAGCTTCTCCTCAGTCTGCTAAAGCTAAGCTTGACCCTAAAGAGTTTGAAGAGAGTGATGAGCACTCTAATGATGATGACGACCAGGAACAAGTTGATGAGAACTTGTTTGACACTATGATGGGGGATACAATTGAGGAAACCCCACAAGATGAAACAACTGGTTCTACTACAAGCTTTGAAGATTTAGCAAAGTCAAGAGGGACAAAGACTCAAGAGAAAAAAGAAGAGGATGAGTTTGAAGAGCCAAAGGTAGCTGAAATGGATGAGGAAGACAGAGGATTGAACGATCCCCTGGTCAACAGACTTATCGACATCAAAGAGAATGAGTTTAAGGGGATGTTTGAAGATCCCGCTACAAAAGAAGAAACTCACTATAAGATACAGCCTAAGGGAGAGACTGAACCTAAGAAGTTCCAAAGAATTACAAGTATATCTTCTGAACCATTTAATGGAACTAAGGAAGTAAAACAAGCATCAAGCAGAGCAGGTAATACAGTACATGATATTGTAGAATCTGTTCTTATGGGGAAGACAGATTATACTCGTGGGGATAAGATGTCTCGTGTGGCATTCCTTGAATTGATCAACCAAATAGGAGATATCCGTAGATTGATTAAATCAAAAGGAGAGACAGTTATTGCTACAGAGATGATCGTTTATACTGATAGCTATGGGGACTATGCAGGCAAGTTCGACATCTTGGTTAAGAGAAAGGATAAGCAAGGGGTAGGCCCACAGTATTATATCTACGATATTAAGACTGGGTCAGAAGGTGGACTTGCTAACTATGAGAAAGGGTACACTGATCCTCAGACTAAAAAAGTATCTAAAAGTAAAAGAGATCAGCATGGTACTCAACTTAGTATGTATGCTTACTCTTTGGTTGGTGTAGGTAAACTTAAGCCTGCTAACATAGCTGGAGCAAGTGTACTGTACCTTCCTATACGTTATAACACGGAGGGATACATAGAAAAAGTATCAGGAATGGCTGAGAAAAAATTCACTCTTAGTTATAATATTAAAGAGTTGCTAAAAGGTGAAGTATCTTTCGAGCTGAAAAAAACAGTTAGCAGCTCAGATCCAAGCATTAATAATGCTGGTAAGAAAAAAGCTAGCACAAAAGCTACTACTAAATCCGCAGCCCCTAAAGGTAAAGAAGTTGATAAGGAAGAAAAAGGAGTTAAGAAACAGGGTAAGGTAACTAAAGAATCTTTAGCATCTGACTTATTAAATGCTGGAGAATCTAAAGGTGGGCCAGCAGCTGGGGTAGATAAACAATTAGCAGACCTTAAAAAGTCTATTACTAAATCTGGAGGAATGGATGACACAATGTTTATACAAATAGTAAAAGATACATTCGGCATCACCCTCACAGAAGAAGAATCTGACAAGCTGCAGAACAATGTGCTAGAAGGAATTTGTTAATAAAATACAGACAATGACATTTTGCCCAAATAAATCTCTTCCTGAATGGAAGTCACTAGAAGAAGCTCAACCTGAAAGAGCCTATAAATTATGGAATAAGTACAAAGGAGAAGTTCCTAGTAAGTACTACTATCCTAAAACAAACGATAGGCAGGAAAAAGCTACAGCTTATTTGTCAAAGTTGTTTCCTGGAAAGGAAACGGTCTTCTATGATTTTGCCAAAGAGATTGGGAATAAGACTCAGCATGGATACGTTGAGAATGGGGCAATCAATATGTGGACATCGGCTGAAACTGGTACTGAATACCACGAAGCTTACCACTTGCTGTTCAGAACAATGCTGTCTGAGGAGCAACGTCAGTCCTTGTACAAAGATGCAGCTAAAGAATTTGGTAAACCCACTACTGCAGAAATCGAAAAGATTAAGAAAGAAGTAGTAGACCTGTACAATATAGCTATCGGAGATGAAGAGGCTAGCAACTTGGTGCTGGAAGAAAAGATGGCTGACGGTTTCATGGAGCACATGCTTACAGAAGAAGAGAGCAGCAGAGGAATAGTAGCTAGCATTGCCAAGTGGTTTAGAGATTTGTTTAGCTGGATAAAAGGTTTGATCTCTAACAAGATTGGATTGAGAGATGTCTATTCTCTTATGGAGACCACAAAGTCTAATGAGACTTTCCTAGGCAGAGGGGTATTTAGAAACCCAGAGGCTATGCAAAGCTCCTACAATCCTAGCAGACTTGTAGAAGGTATACCTAGTGCTACTGTAGATAAGATGGTAGAGGGATTGACTAACATGGTTATCAATGAAATTGATGCATGGGAGACACCACTGGTAGGAGAGATTCTAGGTACAAAGAATACAAGAGGTAAAGTAGTTAATGGGCTGCTGTATCAAATATATAAATACCTGGATAAGAGACCTATGGATCCCAAGAAAGATATCCCTATATTTATGAAGGGTCTTACTATGGAGATATTGTTTGAGAATGCTACTCGTAAGTACACAGCATTACTCAAAACTAATAAGAAAGAAGCAGCTGCATTTAAACCAGAGGTAGAGAAATTACTAAAAGACTTTACAGATTATAGGGAGAGCAAAGGATTCACTCTTAATAACTTTAGGAAAGTTGCTACAGATGCATCCCCTAGAGATAAAGCACTAGCAGCTACTCTCAACAATAAACGTAAACTCATTAAGCACGTAGTATTAAACTGGAATGGTAAGAAAGATTCTGCCACAGGGAATACTACCGTCCCATCTTGGAAGCAAATGATTGTTGATGAGCTACGTGCTAATCAATACAACATTGTAAAAGATAGTATTGCTTCTACAAATGAAGAAGGGGATGCAGAAGCTGATATGATCGAAGCAATGGAATCTGGGGTAGAGGATAAAGATATCAAGGGAAGAAGTCACTTTGCCGATTCCCCAATGACTAAAGTATCTGAGAAAGCCAAAGCAATTCTAAGACGCATACCTAAAGTAGAAGCAACTTTTGATAAAGCCAATAAAAAAATAATATACAAGCAAGTAACTAATGACATTTTTACTGATCAGACAGAGTACTGGTCTTTAAGGTATGTCTACAAACAACTCTCAGAGTTATGGGCAGACGTAGGTTCTTTTCAGGAGATGGAAGAGAAGCTTATAGAGGCTTCTAAGTATAGACCAGACTACTCTTCCATTAACCAACGTATAATGAGTATGCCTGGTAATGAGAGAGCCTTGTTGTATAAAACATTTGCTCAAACTCTAGCAGAGTTTAACATGGCAATTCTGGGGAGTCAGGGTAAGGTACTTAATGCTAATAGTTCTACAACTGAACAGAAAGCTGTTAAACAGTGGACTGGGCAGATGGTTGAAATCAATGGTCAGGAAGAAGGAGAGGAAGGATCAAGTAGAGCTGTATTTGCAAAGACACTATCAGAAGAAGATGACGAAGCTTCAGGCTTTGTTGTTAAGACTGCTAAGTTTAATAAAATTAAAGAGGCTTTTAAAAAAGCCTACGGCTTCAATAGGATGCAGTTTAAACCTAATGAAGATCCAAATGCAGAGTTCTTTAATAAAGAACCTGTCATAGATTCTCCTGCATGGGCATTAGGGAGTCTCATATGGGAGCTAGGGTTTAACTTTGGTAGCAATGTGAATCAAATGGACACTATAATTAATGTCCAGAATCTGATCAACAAAGGTTTCAAGATAAGTAAGACCGAAGCTGGTAAAGTAAAAAACCATACTGTTATAGGAAAAGAAGCTTTTGATGCAATCTTTGAAAGAGCTAGGTTATCTAAAATGGTTGAAGCTATAGCAAATGTAAGTACTAGCAGAGAAGGGGTAGGTATAGAAAGTAAAAAAGAAAAACCAGTTTTATACTTCAACACAGAAAAGCAAGGTATGAAGTTCCTTGCAGGCTTAGCTCCATTGTTTACTAGCAGAGTAGCTGAAAGCTTTGTAACTCCTACAGGGTCAGCAATGTATCCTGTTAATATGGCTACAACTCTTTCTGAACTTCCTTTCCAAATTAGAAAGGATGTAACTGCAAACAAAGAGCAGGCATTACCTCTGTACAGAAAGGATAAGTTTATCTTCCCACCTGACATGATGCCTAGTCATCTGTTCTTCCATCTTACACAGAATGAAGAATTCCTAAGGGACTTTAAGACATCCCCACTGGCAGGTATCAGAGACTACGGAGATGATGCTTTGGATTATGAAGACTTCAATAATGTAGACTCTGTACTAACAAGACTTGAGATCTACAATAATAACTTTAATGAGAAATATTATTACGTAGCTGTACCTGCTCAGGCAGATAGAGCTCGTTTTGATATGATGCTTATGCCTAGGATTAAAGGTCACTTTGATACTAAGTTCAATAAGAAGAACGGTGTTAGTGATGTATTTAGAGATGCAATCCTACAAGACCTTTTAAGAATCAAACAAGCTAGGGCTACAATAGCTGCATCTAAAGAAGATCCTAATGTTACTCTTATCCCAGATTACCATACTGGTCAGATGAGAGGCCTAAGTGATGAGTTCATGCAGTTTGATGGTATAGATGAACTAGGGAACAGAATTGTAACAGACAGAGCTATTAACTCTAGTATAGGGGTTATGAGAATGTCTGACCTTGCAGAAGAGTTTATTAGAAAAACAAAAAGCAATCTTCCATTATCTCAAGAGCTGCAGCAGTTTAGAAATGAACTTACAGAAATGATTAGTGGGCTGTCTTTATTTTACACTGGTCAAGCTAAGCAGATGGCTGCTACAATAGAAGAGGCAGACAGAAAGAATGATGTAAATTCTAAACTGCTTAAGAAGTGGGCTGATATCGCAGGGGTAGATTTGTCTAAAAGAAAGAAAGACGAGCAAGGCAACTCTCCTTTTGTACAGGCTATGATTCCTTTGCTTAAAGACTTCCTTATACATGAAGACTTAGGGAGAAATGAAATCATTAAACTGACTAGAGGTAACAGAGCTTTGTTTAAAAACATTGAAGATTTTACTAAACGTCAAAGACTTCTGACTACTCCTCGTACTAAGCTTGCTGAAAAGAACACACTAGCTAAAAAGGATGGATTAGGGAATTATGTGCCTTGGATGGATGAGCGTTATGGAGCTATCTCTGAATATAACGAGATGGTATTCGATGATCCTATGGGTCAGGTTACTGCAGCCATAGCAACAGAGATGAACAATTGGGCCAATCGTACAAAAGAAATGTTGCTTAAGTCAGGATACACAGCAGCTGAAGCAGCATTCACTGATGAGTACAAAGCAGGTAGCTTTGAAGAGCACGATGGTTTGACTTTGATATCCATCGATTGGCTTAGGGAAATCATGCAGGGAGAAGGAGAATGGTTTCAATACCATGAGGTAGCATACAATAATTATAAAAACGATCCAGAAGGAAAGTTTGTATATCCTGCTGGTGTAAAAGATCTTCCAAGAGGAGCAAAGGTTGGACAGGATATCCCTATCAGACCTTATAAACCATTTGGACAAGAAGTTAAATCTATAGGAGGAACTGTTGCTGTAGACCTTACTAAGACAGCTTACTTCCCATTGCTTAAGTCGTATACTAAAGCATTCCCTGTAATGGATGATATGAGGATGAGGATGGAAGCCAACCCTAATGAAGCAAACAATCCTTATGCAGGAATGAAAAAGATACACACAGCTAGTGCCGTATCTGCTAAGAAGGGTGTCCAGTTAAATGTATTTAATATGAAAGGGTGGTCTCGTATTCAAGGAGGCTTCTTTAGAAATGTAAAAATCAATAGAAACTCTACATCAGCTCTCGGTTTCCCACAGACTGTTCCAGCAGCAAAAGAATATTCAGAGACTATATTAGGAAGACAGATTAAAAAGAATGCTATTGCTAACGTAAAGTCTACTGAATTATACTACTATAATGCAGGTATAGCTGGAGAGACGGCTATTCCTGGGGCAGACATGACTGCTCTTTACCATGCTGCTATCGAAGAGAGACTCAGAAGAGACCTCGAGAGTGTAAATAATGAGATTGGATTGTCAGAATTCAGAAAGGTAGTAAACAAACTTAAGTCTGAGAAACCAAATGTTGACTCTATAAAAGGTGCTCAAGAATTTAAAGAAGCAAAAGCCAGACTACTTAAGAATATCAGAAACCTAATTGAGGAGCAGGCTATAGAAAGAGAGTTAAGTGATAACTTCATTAAGGCTCTTGATATAACTATTGATCCTGTTACTGGTATTGCTAGGTTCGCAATACCAATGGACTTCCCTGTATACGGTACTGCTTTCCAAAGTGCATTGCTTAGTGTATATAACAACAGAGTATTTAAACAATATGTACCAGGGTACGAAGCTGTACAAACTGCAGCTCTAGGTGGATTCGAAGTAGATCGTTCTTTGAAATTCCTTGAGGTTGTGGACCATCCTACAAATAAAAGGAGAGGTACTAGACTAGCTCATGCTGAGATCATGATCAGAGAGGATGTACTTAGAAAGTTTGGAATCGAACCAGGTGCAGACTTAGATGCTAATAACATCCCAGAAGAACTCAGAAGAATCATTGGTTACCGTATCCCTAACCAGGATAAAGCATCTACCATTATCTTCAAGATTAAATCTGTACTTCCTGCTGGATACGAAAAGGCAATAGTAGTTCCCCCACAGCTTGTAAAGCTTATGGGATCTGACTTTGACGTAGATAAAATGTTCCTGTTATTCCCTGAGCTAAACGAGGATGGTACTAAAGTAAGACCTGATTATAAAACTCTTGCTAAAACTAAAGATGTATCTAAGATATCTGATAAGGAGTTGACCAATATTGTACTTGATACAATCGAGGCTGTGTTCTCTTCTCCTGAGCATTACTTAGAAACACTTAGACCTTTGGATAACGAAGTACTTAAAAATATAAGAACTTCTATAATTGAATTGAATAGAGAGTTGGCCCCAAGCAAAGTGTTTACAGGTGGTATGTATGAAACTACCAGTGCTGTTAGAAACATGCTTGGAAACAAGATGAGAGGTCTATGGGCAAATGCACTTGCTGGAAGAAACATTGCTACTGTATCTGATAACTTTAATCTTAAATCTGAGTTTGCAGTTAAGATTGCAGGGGAGATGATTAACACTAAGATGCAAGAAATAATTCCTGCATCTAGTGGATTCGCATATGATGCTGGAGAACCTACAGATAAAATAATGTCTCGTTATCTTAACGCAGCTGTGGATGCTACTAAAGCTCCGTACCATTATATAGTAAATGATAATGCAGTTACTTTCCCTGTAGAACTTTTGTGGATACAATACTATGGGGATACAGAGCTTCTACATCACTTCCTTAATCAGCCTATCATCAGAGACTTTGTAGATACAATGGCTATCAAGTTCAATGATGACCTGTCTAAGATTAATGAAGCTTATAAAGAAGTAGCTGATAAGAACGGAATTACATTGGGTAGTGAAGACCTTCCTACTAACTACAAGAACATTTCTGAAACAACTGCAATGACTCGTCAATCTATAATGACATTAACTGTCAATAAAGAAAGAGCTTTGCAAAACTTCCTTAAGATGTACACTGCAGGTAGCCAACTCAAAGAAGCATTCAGACTTATCTCTCCAGATACAACCTCTGGTATCAACCGACTTGAAGCAATTCAGGAGCATATGGGAAAGAAGAAAAAGTTTGACAATCCAAAAGGTGGTAAATTAAACAATGCCCCGATAGCATTCTACGGAAGAGGTAAAGATGAGAACGTACTTACTCAATTCTTTGATGAGAATTCTATTTATGGATTTGAAAGAGGATATGACAATCTGCTAAGTGAGATGGCTGGGGTATCCAGTGTTCTATTCCCTATGACTACATCTGAGTCTTCTCTTAAGTTTAAAGAAGCAATCAGAACAGCTGCTAGTCTTGATGCTATGACTACGGATCATCACAGAGACGTAAATGCTGCTATCATGTTTACTATCCTAACTAAAGAAGAATCTCCTATAGCACAGTACATGAATGTAGAGTACAGTGAGAGATTGTACAAGCCAGGTTATATAGATCCTGCTACTATAGATCCAAAGACTAAGAAGGGTAAACCTGCTCTTACATTGTGGAAAAGGATTGAAGAGGCTGCATCAAAGTTTGGTAACCTAACAGGTAACGAGTTCTTGATGAAGCTTACTGAAGATGAGAATAACAGTAAGTTTAAAAACTTCAAGACTTTTAACTTCGATGCTACTCAACAGTTCTCAAGAGAGGAAAAGTCTAGAATTCAAGATGACTTACATAACCTTCTATACAAACCAGAGGCTTATGTAAAGAAGACAGACAATCTGGAGGAGTATAAGAAGAATGTAGAAAAGATTAGACAGATAGGATTCGACTTATGCATGCATGCTTTGATCTCTAATGGATTTAGAAAGTCTGCATTTAACTATGTGTCTATGATCCCTCCTCAGTTCTGGCTTAACCCTATGAGCAGAGAAGTAAACACAGCTATAACTGGTAAGACTTTGAAGCCAATAAGTGTAGCTGATTACATGCACGGAGAGTCTGCTAAGATGCAGACAGGTAAATACTTTGATGCTGAGGACTTAGCTAGATTCTTTAGAGTGTATGGAGAGATTCGTCCAGGAGGAAGAAACCTTCTCCAAAGACACTCACTCGGACCAGAGTATACTAAACTAGAAAAGGTACACAAAATATCTAATAAGAAGTTCGGGGGTAATCAAGAAGCTCCTGGTGTAATGGTATTCCGAACTTCAAAAGGGGAGTCTGGTGTTTATGTTAAAGCTAACCCTACAGAGACTACGGATAAAACCGTATATTTGAGCATGTTCGGAACCACTAACAATAAGAAGCATATCGTTGGGGGAGACTGGTTAAACAAGAGAACATTTGGGGATAGTACTGAGAATGCTAATAACATAATGAGCATGCTTCAAGCTTATTACGATGCAACTTCTACGAAGGTTGCCCAATCAGATGTTACACAAATTTGTATGTTATAAAATAGAAATCAATGGCTTGTAGAGTATTTGAATTTACAGACGATAATCATCCAGAAGCATCACTAAGATATCAAATGCTTTTTGATACTCTGGAACAGGATACCCCAAAGAAAGAAAAAGCTTTGAAGTATAACCTGCTTGATGGTTTCCCTGAACACTTTACAGTGGACAGTCAAGGAGAACTTATAACTAAGGGTAATTTAAAAGACCCTAAGCATATTATAAATACTCTAAACAATACAATTGCAAGATACTTCAAGCCTAATGGTGTGGCTGACAAGTTCCTTACAGCTAAAAGAGTAGGGAACAACACGTTCAGACTTACTATCAATGACAACTTCTTTTCCCCAATACAGACTTCTGCTAAGGAGGTGTATATACAAAGAGTATCAGATGCTGATATCAAAGATGCTTTCAAAAGCATGCCTGTAGCAAGGGTTGCAGTAGAAGAGCCTATTTTATACAAGCCAGTAGAAAGAAAGAATGTTCCATTTGTATCTGTACCTGGTATATCAGAACAGGTTAAACACCTTTCAGACACATTTGCTGCGGCTGGTATTATAATTAATGTTGAGTATGATGATACCATTACCTCTAAAGGGAGGGCTATAACTAAAAGTGACAACACAGCTACTATAATCCTCAACCCATTGCTTATGACTGAGGATACCCACATCCATGAATTCAGTCATATCCTTATAGACTTGCTTGGTGAGGATAACCCTTTGGTTAAGCAAGCCATGAATATGGTTAAGGACACTGACCTGTATGAACAAGTAGCACTTAAGTATGGAGAGGACATGAATCCTCAAGCATTACTTAAAGAGACACTCATAACAGCTATGGGGATAGCAGGTGCTAAAAGACAGAAGGGTAAGTCAAAGATCCAAACTGCAGTCAATAAGTTTATACGAGCCATAAAGAATTTCTTCGGAATAACAGACGATGCAGTAGAATCTCTTCTGGATAAGCTATTCAGTAAAAGACTAAACACTGGAGAATTTACAGGGGTATTGACAGATGAGGAATACGATAGTAAAGTTCTTGATAAAAAAGTAGAAGACCTTAAAGACCTAATAGGTAAGACATCTGAAACTCTTAGAGCTCAGTTAATGAGACTTGAGTCACTCCCAGTAAAGAGTGATGAGATAATGGTTCAGATTAAAGCTCAACTTGCTGCCTTTGAGAAGGTATCCAAGGTAGAAGACTTTATGGGCTTTGTAGACTACATGGGAAGGATAGTTAAACTCAATCAAGAAAGTATTGATTATATCTTGAAGTTTTCTGATCAGACATTGAAAAACATGGATGAGTCGGAAAGATTCAAGTTGATGAATAGCTTGCACCACATTGGGAATAACATTCAAGATTTCTTTGGTGGTGGAGAGAATAGTATTGCTGCTAAACTACAAGATGTAATTTTAGACAAGAAAGAATCATCAAGACTTACCAATGCCCAGGAGACAAAGCTGTCTACTATGGAGGCAAAAGTAGATGATCTACTTAAGAAACTTGGGAGACAGTCTAAGTACTACAAAGAAGTAGGACTTGAACTGCAAGTAGATTTGCTTCTTGGATATTACAATGAAGATATCAATGATGAGGTGCAGGGAGTTATAGATAACGTCAAGACAAACAGAAGACTTATAGCTCTGAAGAAAGACGATACATACTATAAACTTAAGGCAGATCTAAAGGATAAGAAGATTACTCAAGACGAGTATGAGCAAGGTCTCCTTGATCTCAATGTATCCCAACTGCAGAATAAGAAAATTATACGTGAGACTTTAATTAAAGAATTAAGAGATGCACAGTTAGATAAGAGTAAGTACTCTATGTTCATGGATCCTTTGATCTATTCGTCACAGGTATCCTTGCAATTGTTTACTTCTTTAGTTAAGAACAAACTTTACCAAGCTGCATCAGACACAAGAGACGTAGTTGATGAACTTGCCCCAGCATACAGAGAGTATGCTGAATACAAAGGAGCTGACGTAAATCCAACTACATTTAATGACGAGGTCCTAGAAACTTATACCTACTATATCAGGGATGAGAAGACTGGAAGAAGAAAGCCTATGGAGTTGCTTTCTTTTATACAGCCTTACAACGTGACTAAGTATCACGATGCTGAGTACCAGATGAAAAAAGATCTGAAAGCTAAGTATAAACAACCTGAGTACGGTACTACTGAGTATAAGGACTGGGCTAAAAGTAATGATGGGGCTAAGTTCTTTACAGAAGTAGCTGCATGGTATAGAGCTAATACAGTTGTAACAGAGGAGGGATTAAAAGCTGTAGCAAGTCTTGATAAAAGAATTAAGGATCTTAATACTAAAATTAAAAATGCAGCATCAAGCCCTGATCTGCTAGCTAGTTATGAGGCCCATAGGTTGGACCTTCTACAACAGAAGTCTAGAATGTATGATGCCAAGAATCAACAGTACAAGGGAGTAGCAGTTAGACCTAACTCTAAATATGCTAATCCAAAGTATGATGCTTTGATGGCTAATCCCAACTCTCCTGCTGCTAAATACTACAATGCTTTTCTTAAAGTGTTTCATGACCATCAAAAGTTTTGTGGTTCACAGATCCCACATAAGAATGATTGGGATACTTTATCATACGTCCTACCATCGAATGAAGCACAAGGATTAGAGAAACTACAGTCTGATAACTATAATGTATTTAAGTCCTCAAAAGATTTTGTACAAAGAGAGTTTAGTTTCTTATCTACAGATGATTCTTATGGGGCAGTAATCAATGCTAACAGAGAGCAACGTAATAAGCTTGTCCCAATATTTTTTATTACTCCTACTGATGCAAGATTTGTAAGTAGAGACATAGGATCTACAATAGTTTTATTTGCAGGCATGGCTAATACATTCAGAAGAAAATCTGAGATATTAGGCTCTGTAATTATGATGAGAGACCTTGTAGAACAAAGAGAAGTTCTTGAAGAGAACGTACATGGTAATCCTGTTCTATCTGCAGCTGCTAAAATACAAGGGGTAAACAGACCTACTAGAAAAGCTGGGACGTCTAACTCATTCCAACATCTATCAGAATTTATAGACAAGGAATTCTTTGGGGAGAGGGAGATAAAAGAAGAATTTGAAGTACTTGGAAGAGTTCTTAGTGCAAACAAAATTGTAAATAAGCTTGCCACATTCTCAGCTCTTAATACTCTTGCATTGAATGCTCTTCAAGCTACTAACCAGTTCTTAATAGATAATGAGAAGCTTGCAGAAGAAGCAGTAGCTGGACAATACTTCAACACTAAGAATCTTTCATGGGCTAAAGGGGCATACACAAAAGCTTTGATGTCTGGTGAGAGTATATCAGATGCAGGTAAGTATAATAACGATACTAAGCTATCAAGGTTTATTCAAGAGTTTGATCTCTTGGGTACCGAGCTTGGGTCATTTGCTGATAAACGTACAGGGAATAGAGTTGTTAAAGCAGCTGATACACAAAGCTTATTCTTCTTGCAGCATATGGCTGAACACGAGACAGCTGTAACCAGGGGCTTAGCTATTGCTGATACATATAAGGGCAAGCTTAAAGATAAGAACGGAGAGGTAATCAAAAATGCAGATGGATCTGAAGCTAACCTTTATGATGTATTTAATAAGGATGATAAAGGGAAATGGAAGATTGATCCTAGGGTAGCTAACTTCAAGCCTATCCAGATGATTAACAAAATATCTGGATTGTATAAGAAGACTAACCAGATTAAGACTGCTATAGATGATCCAATCATTAATAGAAGATGGTATGGTAAAGCTCTATTGATGTACCGTAGATATTTCCAACCAGGTTTAAGACGTAGGTTTGGATATGGAGATGGTATACACATAGACAGTGAAGTTGAGGGGATCTCAGAAGGTATGTATACTAGCTTCTTAAGATATACTACGGAGTCAGTAAAGTCAGGACTAAAGTTTGGAAGCACATTCCAAGTACTTACTCCAATGGAAAAAGCAAATGCTAAAAGAACATTTGTGGAATTAGGAATGCTTGTAACCATGACGGCTATTGGGGGAATACTTGCTGGAATGATGGAGGACGATGACGATGATGATTATGCAGCAGCATTTGCAGCTTATCAGGCTCTTCGAATAAAGTCAGAATTAAGCCAGTTCTATAACCCTATGGAATTCTACAGATTTGCTGCATCACCTACAGCTCTGTCAAAACCTGTAATCAACTCACTTGAATTGGTTAACCACCTATTCACCAAAGAGCTGCCATACAGAATAGGATTCAGAGATGAAGATGGAATATACTATGAAAGAAAAACTGGAGCATATGAGAAAGGAGATTTGAAACTAACTAAATTAGTTAGGGACATAGCTCCAATCCTCAGAGGTATTGACAAGACAACTAATCCTGAGGATGCACTCAAGTTCTTTATTGCTCCTCCAGGAACTGTATAACAAGGCTTTAAAAAAGGGGCTTTCGCCCCTTTCTTATTGCTCTTGCTCTTTCATTTTGAGCTTATCATTCTCCTCCATTAACTTCTTTAAGTACAGAGCTAAGTCAAGAGCTTCTTCATAGGCATGTTGTAGCCACTCTTGTTTAGATAGGTCCTTCCTATCCATAGTTGTACCGTATGTTGCTAATCCTCTTTCTTCACGGATCTTCAGATCCATGATTACTGATGCTAATAAGTTACTTGGTTCTTTCATTTGTCACCTCCTTTGTATTTGTATTCCTGTTCACACTCATTCCACACTTTCAATAAAGCCTGTTGAACACTTATACTATTTGGGTAGGCTGTTTCTTTTTGGATTTCCTTAATTCTTTCTGTTGTCATTCGTCACCTCCGTTCTTTTTAAATTGTTCAAACCAATAATCTCTTGCCGCTTCTGATTTAGCACCTGTTATAAATGCTACTTCTTCAATACCCATTTTGTTAACAGTTGAAAGTCTATACTTTTTAGCAGCCTCTTCAAGTGTTTCTTGTTTAGGTTCTTCTTGTGGAATGATGATTTTGTAATAAGTTACATCTATCCATCTAAATGATAAATCATAACTATTTTTAGATAATTGTTTTTGAGGTAGCTGAACTGATTTTATTTGCAATTCAACCTCAACCTCCTCACAACTTGGATTCTCTACAAACCATTCAAGGAACTCATGATCAATAGCTTGTATACCATCAGCAATTAAGTCTTGGTCTGTTGTCATTATTACTAATTTACATTCTGACAAATCAGTTAAATAGGTAGGGAATTTATTTAAAATTTGCCCTTGTTCTAAATGCCACTTACCTTTGTGTGGTCTTACGTCTTCGATTTGTTCATCAGAAGTGATGTAGACATGCTTGTAATTTACACAGTCCGATAAAATACTTCGTTTATCTGTTGGTAATACGTGTATGTTTTTCATTTGTCACCTCCGTATGTTTCGTTGTAGTAGTGGTCAAAATCAAAATAATGTTTATTTAATTTTGCGTGATACGTCCTTTGATGCTGCTCCTCCTCCATTGCTTTGGCTTGGCTGTAAATTTCACTTTCTGAAATTGTAAGACCTTCTTGCAATGCTTTAAAAAAAGTATTTCTATACCACTCTACTGCTGTCTGCTTTTTTACAGGTTCGGGTTTAGGCTTGGGGCGTTTGTCTAAGATGTATCCATCGCTATCTTTGGTATAGATTACATTCCCATCTTGGTCATATTCCCATATGCACCAATACCCATTGCTTAATTCAGTATAGATTAATTTGCCTTGCTCATTCTTTATATCAAAAGGAAATGTCGTAATTTTTAACTGCCGTGCTATTGTCATATCCAATTAATAGGTGTTGATAAGTTATCATTAGCTTTCATAAAACAATTACTGCCAACAAATCCAGCTTTCATACTTCCGTATACCTCAGCTGCAGGATGTGGTGCAGTAATTAACACATGGGATTTGCCATAGTACATATTCGTAGACTTAACTAAAGCATCGAATCTGTTCTGTGCATATTTACCCCATAAGAGAAATACAACATTATCTTTTTCTTGAATCATCTTACCTACCATCTTATCTACAAAGCCTCTCCACAGACTTTCATGAGAGTTAGGATGACCTTTTACCACAGTTAATGTTGTATTGAGAAGGAGTACACCTTGTTTGGCCCAGCTCTCTAAGCTAAAGTCAAAGTTAGGTAGTTCTTCTTCTCCGTGTTCCAAACATAGCTCTTTATAAATAACTCTAAGACTTGGGTTAATCTTAAACCCTTCTCTAACCCCGAAGGCTAGACCTGTTGCAGCTCCATTGTGATACGGATCTTGGCCAATGATGACTGCTTTTAAATCTTTGAGTTGTGTCAGCTCAAAAGCTCGAAGAACCTCTGGACTGCTTGGGTAAACAATCCTAGAGGTTCTCTCTGCTTTTAAAGTTGACTTGAGCACTTCGTATTCAAGACCGAGCTCTTCAGTTACTTGCTGATAAACTGGAGCCCAATCCCCTAATTGTTCAAGTACTTTTGACATTTGATTTTCTTTCTATAATAGATTTAGGTGTGTAATAATACTCTGGATCAAATCTTTCTTGAGACATATCAAGTGCTGAGTGCAGCTCATTCTCTGCAGGAATAGTGCAGTCTAGCTTCTCTTCAAGTTCAGCTCTTAGAATCTGAGACTTGAATAAAACTCTAGCTGTTTGACCATCCATATTAAACCCGTGGTAATCTAGAATCTTTAACTTCAAGAAGTCATCAATCTTAGAATACTCACTATTCATCAAATGCTCGTAGGCACTCTGTGATGTCTCTGGAACTTCAAATACAAACAGTACATGACTCGAGTCAGTGTCAATCTTGTACTTAAATGTTCTGAATGCACATAGTGCAGCTTCGAACTTTAAGAACAAAACATCCCCTGAAAATCTGTACAGCATTGCAATGATGTTTTTGTCATCTGGTGTTTCTACAAAGGCATTGACAAAATACTTATCCCACAAGAATAACTCTCTATTACCCCCAAGCAAAGGGGCAGCAAAGATTGAAGATAAATTTGGCCTTGCAATAGATAAGTCATAGGCTTGAGCAGGATTCTTTGGATCTCCTCCTGCAGCTAACTTATGAATCACATTAATCTTGTAAGGAGTTTTTACCTTAGGTCTAATTACCTGTCCGATATGATAATCCAACTCTTGCCCTTCTAATTTGATAATACTTTCATATTCATCATAGATTGGCTTGAATTGTTTTATATCCCCAGACAGTCTTACTGTTCTAGCATTGACAATGGTTAGAAAGGATTTACCAGGTTTCCCAGGAGGGAGATTCAGGGGCAGATTCTGTTGGCTCATTCTCTTCAGGTTTAGAGTTAATACATATTAAAGACTGTAATTCAGGTAGTTCCAGTTTAACTTCTCTTAGTATGTCATCCTTAGTCTTAAGGAGATACACCAGTCGAAAGTTAATGAAGAACTGTTCCAAGCCTTCAACTACCCCAAACTTTTCTACGTATTTTCTCAACACAAACCCTTCGATTTCTTTCTCACGATCCTTCAGCCAATTCTCTGCTGTCTTGATTCCTACACCTGGGATGCCTTGGATATTATCCGTGCTATCCCCCATTAAGACTTGTTTCCATAAAAATTTCTCTGCATCTGTTTCACTAGTTGTCACAAACTCTACTTTTTGATAATTAAAATGCTTGCCTATGCACTGATGCAGTACATCCTTATCGGGAGAACAGATTACAACCTTCCAATCATTGTTGTTTACTCCATAGTAAGCAACAAGATCATCAGCCTCTAATCCATCGAACTCTTTGAACGTATACCTCTGCTTCAAGTACTCTCTGAGTGCATAGAAGATAATTGGTTTGGGACGATACTTACGATTAGCTTTATAAGTTGGGGAGACTTGATACCTATATCCACTCTTCCCAGTTAGAAAACCAACGTAAGCATTAGCATTACAATTAGTCAGGATAGTCTCTACTCTAGAGTCAATACCACTTAAGGCTTGCTCTAGAGTAGGCTTATCCATCTCGTAATATAATAAGCTATCCCCGTCAATTAGACAAATCGTACTCTCTTGTCCTTCTGTGTCTATAGGGTCGATCATAGCTTATAATGAATTTAGTTCGTCTTGCTCTTCTTTAAGTTTCTTTGCTTTCTCTATTGACAAAGCAACAGCCTCCTCTCTCATCTTATCCCACTCAGCATCTGTCATAGCTGCATAAGTAGAAGAGTGATAGATAGAGCCATTAACTCCAGCCAAGCTTGAGTGAACGAAGTACTGCAAGCATCGAATAGCACCTGTTGAATCATCTGGAACTGCACCGATGTGCATTGGGTCAACAAACACATTGTGAATCTCACCACCGTATCCAGAGATATACTTCAGACCACCAAAGTGCAAACCTGGAACACAAGATAGATGATCGTCTGTGTTTACCTTATCCCAAGAATCAAGACGATGAACACAACCTACCTTGATGAAGTGGCCTGGGGTTCCATAGCCATTAGCTCCCTCACAATAGAATGCATCACCGCCACTCCCCATAACTGCTGGCTCAAACAATCTGTCTTCTACAAACTCTGGCAATCCTTCTGACTCAATCTCACCAGTGTCTACATTGAAAGTTCTCTTGTAACGGTCATGAACCTCACCAGTCTCAGGATCATACTTATGTAGAATCTCTTTGGATACTTTGTAACCATTCAAGAGACCCTCTTTAGTAATCTTCATCTGATACATAGTAGCAGCATCGATAGCCTTCTCATCAGAGAAACCCATCTCTTCTGTATATTTCTTAAATAGTACAGGGTGTACATACTTAAGATTTACAAAGTTGAAGAATCTCTCAGAGAATTCTCTACCTCTTCCATCCTTCATCTTCTTTCTGAGGATAGGGTTACGAAGCCATCTAGTCCACATCTTAACAAGTGGATTGAAGTCAATCCCTTTGTCAATAGATTCATAGATTCTTTCTACCAAAGCCTCAGGCATTGGGATAGTAGAGACAGTCTCCCCATGCTTCAGAAAGAACTCACCAGTAGCTCTGTTTACGAAGATAAACTCACACTTATCTTGGATAAGTTTAGTGTAATCTTCTTGTGTGTTCAATCCAAACTCATCAAGAAACTTACGATACTCCTCAATAGTAGAGGCATCGTTAGCAAGTTCAGCAAGTTTACTCAGCTTCTCATACAGTTCAGGGCTATGCTGAACAGAGAACGGAGTGTCTCCATAGGATCCGCAGATCCTATCGTCAATTACATTGATATAAATCATGTTTAATTATTTACTATAAAGATACGAAATTAATTGAGCTCAGGGATAGGAATTTCCAACACCTGTAAGGCTTTCAGATAGATTGTTATCTGTTCATTAGTCTCTGATATATTGTAAGAGCTTACACGTGGAAGTAAATGCTTAGTGTCTTTTGCAAACTCATCAGCAAATCTTATAACCTCCATAAATTTATAATCCAAGACTTTTACTCCTGGGATATCAGATAGAACAAAGAACTTAGCAGATAACTCAGCTCTCATATCATCAGATATGTCAGCTGCAGAAAACAATTCAAAAGCAGTAAGATTAGTAAGATCACTCTTTAGATCTATAAGTAGCTCTTCTCCTGGTGTTTTGTAGAATACAATAGAATCAAACTTAGTATAAATGTTTAGAAGATACTTGTATATCTCATGATACTTCTCATCAATAAAATCAAGATTAAAGCAATCATTGTAAACACTAAAACTTTCCCAAATTGGGAACTGCTTAGCCCACATATGATTAGCAAGCATGTTAACAGCTGGATGACAAGTATAATTACCCTCAGCATCTACAGTTCTAAAGAACTCATCAATGTGTTTGTAATTAGCCAAGTCTCTTACATGTTTAACATTAGACTCACTAAGCTTTAGCAACTGAGTTTGCTCACTGTAATCTACATTTGGTTTGACTGAAAAGTAACCATTACGATCAGTAAATCTAGTAGCAAGACAATCAAAGTAATATAAAGTATCATTTGAACTGCCGTGAGGAACCCAAGAATAATGATTCTTAATCCCAGTACTAAACTTCATATTAAAACTCTTTAGAATAGCAGCAGCCATCTTCAGCTTATCAGCATCTTCGTCAGTACCATAGTAAGTAGGAATTGTACTATTAATAACTGTACGTAGAGTTGGCTCCACCTTATCCCATACAAAATCTTTGTAAGAATTACCAGCAGTTCTATGATCATCAGGACGAAGAGTGTAGCCTACAATCTGAGAGTTAAGTTTACGTCTCTCCTCTGGAGTTAGATTTCCAGTACTAACAATCGAAGCACTAGCCTCAGCCCCATCATACTGCTCTTTGATATCGTCAGGAAGAACAATGTCATCATAACTCTCATAAAGTTCTGATGCTTTGATCAATGGCTCTATCAAATCTTGATTAGATTTTTTCTTAGTATACTCTGCTTGGTAATAAGTTATATCTGTATCAGGTATACCAGGACTATCCATATGATCCTGCAAGTAACTAAGGTTAGTCTTCTTAATAGTTACAAATGGACCATACTTCTGATACAAATAGAAATCCTTATACTTATTAGCATTACCTATACGATAGAATACTTTCTTATCCCCAATCTGATCCCAGTGGTCTATCTTATTACTTACATACTCAACCTGCACACGTACATCACCAGTAATTCTAAGATGATCAATCTTTTGAGTATGAGCTTTTACGCTAAAACCATTAAGAGTTGATGGAATACTAGTAAATTTAATAGTCGTATCAGGAGAATACTTAGGCTTGATGGACTTAGTATCAATGATGTTTGATAGTATTGCAAGGGTTCTTTCACTTGGATTATCTGAGTATTTATTTCCTGTCTTACCACCAGTGATTTGTCTGCAAGTATCTAACCACTTAAGGAAGTCTGTCTCTAACAACTCTTTCTCCACGAGTTCTGTTACCTCATCTGCAGCTGCATCGATAAGCTTCTGAATGAAAGCCTTAGTCGAATCACTCCAAATAACCTTCTCTCGTGATGGAGTTACCTCGACACCATCCTGAATGATTACCTCTTGCCCTTCATCATCGATGTAAGATTGTTTAATTGGGCACTTCAAGCCTACAGGACCATACAGATCCTGCATCTCTAACTCTCTAAAGTCTACATAGCCATAGTTAATACCCGTCTCAGCTCCCTCTTCCTTTACAATAACAATGTGAGGCTTTCTTAAATAGTTATTAGTAGAGACAATCAGGTTCTTAGAGTTATAGATGATCTCACTCTTAATCTTCTGCTCCATCTTGTGACCATTCATCACTGCATAGAAACGCACATTATCAAGATAGTTGAGCTGCTCTTCTATAGCCTCATTGAATCTAGCTGAGTTGTGGGACTTAACACCAAGACTTACCTCAGTCCAGTTAAGATCAGTAGTATCCTCATAATATACTACAGATCCATCAGACAAAGTAATCGATGGGTTAATCTGGCCTGTCGTAAGATTGAACTTCGGGATGATAAAGTCAGTCTTATAGTTAAAACAATTAGCCTTGAATCTCTTGCCATTGTACACCGTCTCGATAGTGTAGAAGTCTACACCAGTTGACAGTGCTACCTTAGCACCCAAGCCGAAAGCACCGAAGTTCTGACTTGTGTTACGTTTAGTAGAATAGCCTAGCTCAAGGATACCTTCTAGTCTCTTAGCCCCGATACCTACGCCATAATCTTTGATAGATAGCTTATCACAATAGCCAATGCCATCGTTGTGCTGATAAGTTATCTCAATATGGTTACGTACAATATCAAGGTTAGAGATAGAATAGTAACTAGGGTCAAAGTTAGAATCAGAATACTGCTCCCCATCTCTGGTTATGTAGTAGTCTGATGCTTGTTTAACCCCAGTAAGAATCTCAATAGCAATCTCCTTCTCTCGTTGAGCATCGCAGGCATTTGTTACCAGCTCTCTGACGGTTGAAGGGATAGGGGTGGAATACTGAGTAGCCTGCAAGATATCAAAGACAAGCTTCTCAGCTCCCTTATTAATCCTCTTAGCCACACCCTTGTCCATCCCAATGTAGTTGTCTTCAATAGTTTTAATACTCATTAGGATAAAATAAAAAAGGCCTAGATTTCTCCAGACCTTTAGTTAGTTAAATTGTTGATTATAAAGCTAGTATCTTTTCGATTGTCTCTAAGACCTGCTTCTGATTTTTAGGGAGATACAGTGGGATTACTGTTCCTTCTCGTATCAAAGTCTGCTTGAATAGCTTCCACGTATTAGGGAACCTTTCGTTAGCAAAACCTTTACACTCGATTACCCATTTAAGTTTTCCTTTAGAATCATACCCTACAAAGTCTGGGGTGTATGTGATATCACGAACTTTTCCGTTCCCTTTATCTTTAAAATCCCCACTAGGTAGAGTCTCCCAAGAACACTGAGGGTAATCAAACCCTTGCATAATGACGAACTTACGTTGTTCGTACTCAAATCTTAACTCATACTCTAATAGCTTACGATACGTGAACACCTCCAACATTGACTTAAACTGTATGCCGTCAACTACTTTTTGAGTAGCTTTTATTTTTCCTCGGCTTCCTTTCTTGGGACCAGCTTTTCGAACAGTATTGGATCGAGTTCTTGTATTTCGTTTAGCCATTGTCGTTCTAGTTGTTTTGCAATTCTGATGTCTTGTACATCAAAAGTAGTGTAAGTACCAAGGTTGCTGAACAGATTTGCACAATTTTTTAGTATAGTGTCAATTCTTTCTCTAACCTCTGGGTCTGTATAGTATTTAGAATCAGTCATTTAAGGTAGTTGAATGTTAATTATTCTCTGTGCACAATCTTTTCCATGATCTCTAACAAGATCTGATATATCCTTAGATTTATAATGGGCTGGTATAATGACATTGATTAACTGATACGTATTACAAATTTTGTTAGCCATAGTCTGGCCTGGATTTGTATCAGAATTAAAGTCATTATCATACAGCACAACCACTAAGTTAAATCTCGTCTTGAGATGATCAATAAACTTCTGACTAGGCATCTGCATCTCACTCTGCATTGCTACTCCCTCGAATCCCAGAGCATTCAAAGTCATAACATCCTTTAGTGATGAAGCAAGAAAGACAATGTCTCCACTGTCTTTCAATTGGCCATAGCCTTGGATATCATTTTTAGTAGTATTACTGAACCACTTACCCTCTGTTTCCAACGGCCTGTAGATCTTATATCTCCCGTTGATATTATATGCATAAGCCAGAGTGTGGCAGCTATACCGAACCTCATTGATCCAAAAGTAATCGATCGGCTCTACAGCAAATTTAGTCAATAACTCTAAGTCTATCCCAAACTTTCCCCAGAATTTAACATCTTCTTCAGTCCACCTTCTACTACGTTTAGTAATCATAGTGGGCCTTTTCTCCTCAATAACTTGATCCCCATAGGTAATAGCCATCTCAGCCTTGGTCATAGTCCCTGTGTGGAGTCCTAGCCCAAAGTCAGCATCTATTACCTTGAGTGCTTCTATAAATGTCAGATTATACTTACGTTGCACGTAACTAAAACAATCATGGCTCTCCCCATTACCGAAATCCTTATACAATAGCTTACCATTGTACTGGATTATCGAGCAAGTTGGGGATCTATCTTGTCTGAGCTCACTACAAAACTTGTCACCATTCTTCTTAAAACTGTGACAATAGAACTTGAAGATATCGTACTCTGAAATTTTACAAAGAACAGAATCTTTATCCAAGTAAGCATCGCTGTTCCTTATCTGAATCATAGTTACAAAAATAGAAAATGGGGAGCCGTCGCCCCCCATTCTCACTCTTAATCAATAACAATATACACACACACTAAACAACTTAAACATCCCAAGCATCAGCAGAATCACCTGCTGGAACTGCTACAGGGTCAGCCACAATCATAGTTGGGGAATAAACCTGCAGTTTGAGATCCTTGTTATACTCAGCATTGAAAGAACCATAGTCCTCATTCAAAGCCTTGATAAACATATCATCTCTCATTGGCTTAAGACGACCAAAGTGACGGTTGTAGACAGCCTGATACTTGCCATCTTTAACACCTACAAGGACACGTAATTTGTTAGCACTGAGTACATTAACATACTCTTGCAACTCTCTTACATCTCCCTCAGCAATAGCATCGATAGTATCAAATGATACCTCTCCACCTGCTGCCACGTTAGCCCAAGCCTTGGTAAAGTTAATCAAAGTATCCTCACCAACATAAGCTTTTCTGGTTTTATCTTTATTTTTCCACCAGTCATATGCAGGGACATCTGCACTCCATGTAGTCTGACCAATGTTGTTAGCCCACATAAACTTGCTTCCATCCTTAGATGCACGGTGCTTAGACTGCATAAGAATCTCGAATCTAGTAGTAAAAGACAGACCAGGAACGTCAGACTTAAGCCAGAATACCAGCTTATTATAGTCCTCCTCGTTAAGAGTCACCTTATACTCTGGTTCGTTTCTGAGATTAATACCTAAATCTGATAGCTCATCTAAGCTAGGATTAACTGCAACTACTGATACTGGGGCAATACCTGTATATAGGGTTATGCCACCACCTGCTACAACTTCTTCTGAATTATTCGATTGAATAGCCATTTTAATAATTTTTAACGGTAAAACATTTTGTAAACTATGTCCCTTCCCTCTCAGATTGATGCTTCTGCATCAACAATCAAGTCAAGCAGATCAAGTTGGTTAGGATTTGTAACCACCTCACTATCTGTTAATCTAATTCCAGTTTGAGGAACTGTAGGAATAGTTACTGGGTTTTCTACTGTGTCATCTACAATAGAGATACGTGTAATCTTACGACGAGCACGTAGACCTTTGAGCTTTGGGTGCTTGAATACCTCTGCAATTTCTGCAGCAGATAGACCATACTTCCTAGCAATAGCATTTCTGTCCATGCCGTTATTCAAATCCCCAAGAACTGATGACACCGTAATTACGGTGGTAGGTTGTGTTGCAACTTCTTGTGCAACTGTAGCTTCGATTGCCATTTGATTTAATGTGTTTAGTCAATATAAATTTTACTCCAATCAAGTTCCATAACTTGACCCTTTAAATGCTCACAACGAGAACCTGCAGTGATCTCTTCACTAGAATCGAATGAAATCATTGTCTTGTTTCCATCTCTATAAACGTAGCCTATGGCATCCGAGTTAGAGCAAGCAATGTTTCTAATCTTACCAGTCAAGTCGAGATCTT